TCATCAGTTTTATGTCCAATAGAAGATACTTGAGCATCAATACCAATCGTTTTTAAGACCTTATTAACCAACCTAATTATTTTTGTAGTCTTACTTATAATATCATTTTTGTCTAAATGAAATCCCATAGCTTTGATTGTTATGGTGGTTTCAGGTGGAAATACTACTGACCGTGCAGCGGTGCAGACTACCTTTTGTCCTTGTGGTCCTGGGACCAGTTCGGCAGCTTGTTGCATAGCTATAGCATCTATTATTTCAAACATTTCTTTTCTCCAAATATCTTTTTCCAGTTTTTCTCAAACCGCTTCTTTGTTATATACATGGGTCTGCGTTTACTACCTTTACCGTTCATACCTCATATACCCATACTTGTAAACCGTATTGTTTAGCCTTGTTAATCATGTCGGTGGTGCCATGTGAATCACCCTTAATGATAGCTAATAAACAATCTCCGTATTTAGCCATCTTCTCATTCCTATCAAAACCCGCCTTAGCATTATACTTACCATATGGACCCGTTTTAATAACAGCGCCCTTAGCTTTTAAATCGTCCCACTTAGCTGGGAATTCTTTAACCTTTAGATTGTTGTTGTTTGCCCAAATACCACCTGTAGTATCTATGCCTCTAGCGGCACCGTGTACTACCTCTGTAATATCTTTTACTACTAGTGGTGGGTCACAGGATTCAGCGTAAGCAATAGCTTTTTGTACCCATGAATATTCAGAGAGTGTTCTAGTACCTGCTATAATAAGTTTCATCATACTGCTCCTGGGGCTTGGTAATCTGTGACACTGTAACCTGGTTTACTCATGTGTTCTATAATGGTTGGCATAGAGCGGTGTTTAAAACAATACCTCAACTGTTCACACTTTGTCATCTTTGTGCCACATGGACATACTTGTCCTGCTCGTTTTTCTATTAATGGTTTAACATTAGTATCTTCAAATGTAGATTTACCAAAATAACAAAAGCCCTTACACTTCCATGAGCGAGTAACTTTTGGCCAAGCGGTATCTCTAATTTTCTGAAATTTGTTACGTAACATATCTATAGTATCAGGAATATCTTCCCTGGTAAATGGTATAGTAAATGGTCCACCATGATTAATGTAATGAATAGTAACAAAAACATTATCAACATGTGGATATAGTAGGTGTGTTGCGTAGTGGTACATTCTTAGTTGCGCATTGGAGAACAAACTCTCGTGTGTGTACTCTTCTCCAGTAGCCCAGTTTTTTCTTAGGCCAGTTTTCCAGTCAACAATCTCATAGGTTTCGGGTGTCACCTGAGTAATAGTATCAATAGTACCCTTAATAGCAAATTGTCCCTCGACCTTTTTACCACCTAACTCATAAGAATATGTTGCCCACTTATCAGGAAACTCTATGTCAAAAAATGGTTCCGCATCAACAATAGTCATAGTACGTGGGTCAAATTGTGTACCTAGTACCTTATTGACACTATTAATACAAAAATCATAGTCCTTCTTAGACCAGTTATGATGTGAAAATGCTTTAGAAAAGTAATCAAACGAACGAGAGGTTAATGTTTCTGGGTCTGTATCAATAGTTACAGTAATACCTAAATCGTTATCACGGAAGGATTTCTTTCCGTTTTGATTTGCTTTCTTTGCATTGGAAAAAGTCTCCATAACCTTATGAACTATAGTACCCTTATCAGCCGCCATGTTAGATGGTCCAGATAGACCTAAGATATATTCACCAAAATATTTCATCTCGCACATATCGTGACTTCCGTATCCACTGCTGCGCAAATATGTGATTGGAATAGCCATTAATTTCCTTATATGTTTGTAAGCCAACCGCTATCAATGAGTGCTTGTTGGACTAAGTGATTTTGTTGCAATACTGTTACTGGTTTCTCATTATCAATTATCCAATCAAATTTATTCCAATCAAACTTATCTTTGTCAAGCGCAGTTTCACTTTCATGTACATCCTCACCCTTAAAAGGATTGCGCGTCAACCTCATGACTTTACCACCGGCCTCTTGTATACCCTGAACCTCATTGGGGAATCTTACATCTGTAATCACCGCAAACGCAGAGTTGTCTTCTTTAATTTGGAGAAGAGTAGATGCTACCCACACATCACCGTACATACGACGAAAGATTTCAGTGCCAATATACTGCATAACATCACGGGCAGTCATTGGACCTGAAATATGAACTATGAGCCCTTGTGCTGTAACCAATTTTTGTGTATCGTTATAGTCTTTGGGTTCAGTATACATATTCGCCATAGATTTAAGTTGTTCTGGAGTAATAATCCCTGGCATATCTTCCCAGCGATATCTAGTTTCACTGTTCTTATCGGCATCAGTACCATAGCATTGTTCATACGTTAGTCCTAACGCACTCATACACACATCCTGTTTCAGCTTATCCGCATAACTATATAGCTTAATAAACCGGTCTATGTAATTCTTTTTTAAATCATCTATATCTACATTGCGACGATAGTAGTCAAATATACCAGCGAACCTTGTGTCTTTTAAGATGTCGCTTATCCATAGCTTACCATCGTCCCCAATAACGAACTCTCCATCTACTAACGCTATGCCTTGCATAACTAAACCTAGTAAAAAATTCGCAGCAGTACTTTTACCACCTTGTTTACAACCCGAAAGTCCCAAAATTGCCATTATATTAACCTCTCTATCATAGTGTCGAATGGTACATAATTGACTGCATATTTAGCAGCAATAAATAGTTTCATCATTTCATCTTTATGTGATTCTGTATAAATAATAATATTTCGTACTGCTGGTTGCATAGATATTATCCAGTGAACTAAATATTCGGAGTATGAACCTAAAAGTATTGTGTTAGTATCAACGATAGATTCAAGTGCTGCAATACAAAGTCCGTCTGTATCAACATACTGTATAGTAACACCGGTTTGTTTCACAGCCTTTTTAAGTTGCTTACCCCTTTTTACATTAGTGTCGAATACTATCATATTAAATCTCAATTTTATATTGTTCTATTAGTGGTATAAGTAACATTTGTAAGTCGTCTATCGAGGTTGCCCCAACATCATTGTCACCAAGGTCAGGGGTTAAAATATTATATTGGTTCTTGCAACTCTCTGCGATTGTTGTCCTTGCTACTATACCGGCCTCGTCGGGGTCTGTCAACAAAATAATCGTAAAAGCGCCAGAAGCGTCCAATAAAGTTTTCTGGCCAGGGGATAATTTTGTACCGAAGGTGGCTATCGAATTATGAATACCGGCATCTTCTAGTCTCAACACATCCTTTGGACCCTCAACTAAGATAACTATACCACATTTTTTAATGTGTGTATGAGCCTCCCACAAGTTGTATAACCAATATTCACTTTTAAAATCTGCTGAGTTGCGCCACTTAGCATATTGTGGTGCATACTCTGGTGATGGACAATCAGTCTCGGGGTTATGCCAAAGTTTACATTCTGGACATCTATCCCAAATGCTTCTACCTATACACCCCACCATAAACCTACCGTTCTCTTCATATACTGGGAACACTATACGTTCTGACATTGGCTTATTAGGTGTAGTACATAATCCCACGTCATATTTATCTAATGTTGCAGAAGAAAATCCCAACTCTAAGAATGGTTTAGCTGGAATCTCTAGTTTATTGCGAATTTGTGCTCTACTAACGGTATAGGCGGCCTTGGGACGCTGACTTGTAAAGATATGTGCTTGGGATATAAACCTATCTGTGTTAATACTGGCGGAATTTACTAGTAAATTATCATAATTTACATTCAGAAACTTCATACACCAATTGATTGTGTCCATAAAGCCACATACTTTGTCTCCCTTTTGTACCCATTCATACTCTACCTTAGATAATAATCCCCTCACGAAACCAAGGGCCGAGGGTTGAAATATTACTTCACATGCTCTTGTGTTACAGCACCAGTTACCCCTGTGTGTATGGCCCGAGTGATAAAAATTGAGCGCATCAACATTATCTCCATCGTGTATAGGACATCTACCTATGTACATCTTAGATGTTTGGCGCATATCTAGGTTAAAATAATGGACCACCTTGTCAAAATTGTCACTAATAGATTGTGATAGTAGGTTTAACTTGGCCTGTGTCCATTGTTTATTGGAATGGGATATCATTGCCTTCATTGTCCTGAGTAGTGGGGAATCCTGTCTTTTCCTTAGCCTGTTCAATCATCCACACAACCTTACGCTGCCCCTCAGTAATCTTAGCACATTCACCAACCATATGACAATTGATATAGTCTCCACTTTGAAAATCTGCACCGTGACGAGACACCACTGGCACCAACTTACGATTACCAGCGTCCTGACCATCTTCTGCTATTTCTTCGTCTGACTTACGTTTGAAAATAGTAAAGTTGGAACATAACCAAATGATTCTATCAGACCCACTGGCCGTATCAGTAGACTCTTTATTGATACCATCTCTGTTAGTTTGCATAAAGGTAAGAAATGGTAGTTGATAGCGCATAGCAAAGTTATGAAGCGAAGTCATCAAAAAGCCCAATAATTGATACTCTTTCATATCGTTACTAATACCCTCTTGAGTCATTAACTTTAAATAGTCATATACTATTACACACGGCTTAGCCTTACCGTCATCGTCAAGTCCCACATTTTTGACCAACCAGCGCCTCATAATAGCTACTTGTTCCTCAAATGGCATACCAGCTATGGATAAGTGGTAATATGGTACTTTTTCCTGCTCTATTTTTTTAGCTGCACTTAATACTTTTTCTTTTGTGTCTGGTTTTAAAGCATATTGTCCAGTTTCAATGTCGTAGATGTAGCAATCTGTTATCATAGCCAGGGTACGATGCTGGTGGTCCTCTTTACGCATTTCAGTATCCATGTTGAACACTGGAATTCCAGTAGTATCAGCTATATAATAGCCCATGTTGTCTGAGAGTAATGTTTTCCCCGTTTTGGGCCTAGCTGCAATCACATTAACCGTACCGGGGCGCAAACCCCCACCTATAGCACTGTCGTATTCTGGGAACCCAGTAGCAATACCAATACTGTCAACTGGATTTTCTCCAAGATAAGTAATATACTCAAGCAGACCATCTCCCAAAAGAGTTGGTTCGTTATCTTGAGAGTCGTGCAACAACGATGTAAAGTCGAATATAGCATCTTCTGCAATTCCTAATATATGAGTTACTGTTTCATCACCACTTAGATTGGTTAGCTTGCCCTTGGCGTCGTCGAGCTGAGTACCTAGTAGTCTGGCGATTTCTAATTTACGAATCTTAGCTGCAAACCTTCTAACATTCTTTTGAGATACCGGAAAATTAAAGATGGCTTGTAGGTGTTGGGCTTGTTGTCTTGTTTCAAATAGGTGTCCAATGCCCAGTTCAATAGCAGCGGATTGAATGATTGGAACATCTATTGTAGCCCCATCATTCTGTTCAAGAACATGGTGTACACAATCATATATAGCCTGATTTTCTGCTATAGTAAACGTAGTAGAAGACAAAATGTCAACTACATCTAAGTATGAGTCTGAACCATAACGACAAATGCCGGCTAGTACAGCTCTTTCAGCGGGTGCATCTGATAGTACCTTCATCTACGCGTTCTCCCCTCACAATCATCACAAATATATTGTAGTATGCCATTACCGTCTCTATATACTTCATTTGGTAATACGTCATACCAATATTTACAACGACTACATTCTACTTCAATGTATTTGACCTTGTCTCTACGCTGTGTAGGTTGATTACCACCTATTAATTTTTTGTCTATTTCAGTATCGCTTTTATAAGAGTGTTTTTCGGACATCTGATTAAATTGGTTTTCTCTAGGTCCAGTTTGAAGGCTCTCATTTCTTGTTTGTCTACCAGATGGGCGACCACTAGAGCGCTCTCGTCTATGTTCTTGTATATCGAACTCAGGTCTTCTAGGACGGCGACTTCTAGATGTTTTTCTACCCTGTCTGGATGGTGTAACTACTTCCTCATCATCAGGGAGGATAAGTTTGCTTTTGCGCTGTTGTTTACGCTTTTTTTCACCCTTGGCTTTGCGTTGAATAAGTTCTAGAACTTCTCCTAAGTCATCTTCTGACAGGCCATTTAAGATATCTGTTACTGATGGTTTACCCATAAGATGTTTCCTTTGTGTATTTCGAGCGACGTACATCCATTAATACTTTAGACAAAAAGTTGATACCTTCAGATAATCCTGTAAGTCGTTGTATTCTATGATTAGCATGTTTTACCATGTCGTGAACTTTTTGGGCGAAAGCATTTTCTTTTGCAAGTAGTGCAAACTTTAACTCATGTTTAGTATATTGACCATAGTTGTCTTTAACATCAGCAAGCAATTCTCTTAGAATGGCTTCAGCCCACAGTTGATTACTACGCTCTGTATTGTATAATCTTGTAATGTAAAACGAAAATTGTGCCAAGCGATATGCTATAGCAGCACAGTCTTCTACAGATAATGAAAGTATCGAAATCTTATCCATAGTTAAATAGCCATTTAATTCAATATCTGTGCCTGGTGCCATGGCTGGTGGCAACCCACAACGCCCTTCGTATTCATCCAATTTTTGTTGAACAGCTTTAATGCGTTCTTCTGCTGTGATACTATTGGCCATTAATACGACGCTCCCACTCTTTGTCTGTTTCATTAAATGGTAACTCAATGAAGATAATGTTATTCAAAATACACCAGTCTTTCTTCATGTTGTCATTTTTACGAGCTTGCATAAACTTTAACATTGTTCCATGATAATGTGGTACAAACTTGTAGTGTTGTTCACCGTGTACCTCAACAGCGCAGTGAAGGACAGGGATGTAAAAATCTAAATACAATGTCTTAAATTGAACTGGGGAAAAGGAAACTTCTTCTAAGGTAGATACAGTAGGAAACATTCTTTGAAGTAGTTTTCTAGTACGAACATGTAGGCTACTTTTATTACTACTATCTATTTGAATGTCTGCACCAGTGGGTTTCCAAGCGTGTTGGACCTGTGTTTTTGCTTCCACATATCTAACAAACATTACTTAACCTCATCATTTCTCTAAACTTAGTATGTAAGTCATCGTAAACATCGGGATTTTCTCTCAAATATGTAGATGCTTTCTCAGCACCTTGAATTTTTTTGTCACCAATAGTATACCAAGAACCACCCACCTCTACTAAACCGAGGTCTTTGCCAATTTGCAGTATTTCATATTCTTTATCTAAGCCATACCCATAACGCAATAAGGAGTCTGCCTTACCTCCAGGCGGTCCTACACTAGAGCTATCACAGACCCAGTGTACTATTTGACCCACCTGTGCTTCACCATCCATGAATGGGGTAGAATGCGTAGCTCTTAACTTTACCTCTCTAGCATATTGAACTTTTTGTCCAGAAGACTCTTGCCATTTTTTCATACTACCAGGTGTTTGGTTAGCATACAGGTGTGTGATACACATGAGTATAGAATTATTGATAGGAAGTACATTACTTAATCTTTTAGTTAAATTAGATAGCATAAGCGGTACGTCATCACGGATTCTATCACCTATATTAGCATTCATTCTACCAGAACTACATAGTTGTGATATAGAGTCTACTATGAATATTGCACCAGGCTTAGTATGAATATATGCTTCTAAAATTTCCAAATAATCTTCTGCATTTAAGATTTTGCCCGGTCTAGACTTAATAACCTGTAGGTGATTTTCGTCTGTTAATAGATGTGGTATACCAGCTAAGTCTCTTGCTTTAATGCGTCCCTCTACGTTAAAAAAGTATACTTTACGCCCTACTTTTTTGTCAGTTAGAGATGATTTATATTCTAATCTTTGTGCTGTTCCACCAAAGTGCAAACACATACTAGTTTTACCTACCTTGGGTGGTCCTGTAACAACTACCATGCCACCTTCTTGTATACCACCACCAGTAGCAAGGTCTAGTGTAGGACTGATAGGAATAATCATTCTAGGGGTGTCAATAATTGTTTTACCGCTGACGAATACATCATCTCCAAACTTTTTTCTCAAGTGTTTATCAACAGTATCAGGTGTCAACTTAATTTGTTGGTCTTTTTTTTCTTTAGCCATTTAAACCTCGTTATCTAAATCTTTCAGCTTACCAAGGGGAGTACTACGTACCCTGCGTTGTCGTATTTGTGATATTGTGGCGGGTTTTTCCACTGGCTGTGTTGTAATTTTTTGCAGATTTTGCAATTCGGCTAAAACAATCTTGTTATATCGCTCAATCACCGGTATCAACCAGGGTGCGTGTAAAGAATAGATACGACTAGCTTCTTTATCTTGTAACGCTCTAATGATAGCTTTTTCATGATACTTTTTTAGTAACGTATGGCACTTTCTCAGTTGTGATTTAAAAAAGAGCTGCCACTCTGGTAGATTCCAAAACTTAATTGGAAGGTCTACTTTTAGATTGGCAGCCTTTCTTTCACACACACGCTCAATAATATATTGTGCGGCAGTTACAAATTTTTCTGGTGAATAAAGCGACTGATATCTACTCTTATCAGTTTGCTTTCCCATTACATCATTTCTCCCTCTTTGGGCTTCCATACATGGTCCCTGATTTTACGAGATGGTTTATTAGATGAACGTTTCTTAGATTCATCAATTCTTTCAGATGCAGCTTGAGTCATTGCTGCTACTCCACCACGACCACCAGCGGCACGGGTTACCATCAAATCCTTAGCATTTAAACTACGAATACATAATGCATAAAGTTGGGTTCCATTATCTGGATGAAAATCGAGCTTGCGCAAGACACGCTCAATAATTTCTTTGGCTTCTGTCTTGTCCAAACCTGCACCCTTTAACTTATGCATGGTTTGTATTCTGGTTTCTTTGTTGATTTCGGCCTTGAATGCGGGTTCTTCATCACTGGCAGTTTCTTCAGCCTTGAGACGTGTAGCAACGATAGTGTTGATAATACTATCTAATTCTTCGCTAGCATATTTAGAAACTGTAAGTGCTGTTCTATCCAATTCTACAGCAATTTCTTCAACAGTCTTGCCATCAGTTAGCATTCCCTTAATTGCGAATTTTTCTGTGTTACTTAGTTTACCCGTTGCCATTATGCCATCTCTCTTTCAGCTTCGTACAAAGAAGCTTTATTTTTTGTGGTTAAAAATTGAATATATAATGCAAATGCCCTTTTGTTTACTGGGGCAAATTTCATAACCCGTTCTCCGGCATTATGTTTACCATGTTGTCCTTCGGTTAAGCCAATAGGATTAAAAAATCTAGAGTCGGGACCGACCTTAACATAGTATTTAGTTGCTGTACCTACCCTAGTTACCATTTTTGCCAACGCTTCTGAGCGATTTTCCGCTTCTTCTACGTTACCATTATCAAATTCTACGTCGTCTAGCATAGGTAGAGGGGTGTTACCGAAAATCTCTACGGTTTCAAAAAAATCCTCTTTGCCTCTCATTGTAAATACGACAACAGTTCGTTCTTCATCACCAATGTGTTGCTTATTACTCTGTACTGCGCTTTGGTGTTTAGTAGTGTGCATAGAGTTGAACATATCTTTTGGACGTACTCTATGTCTGTTTACCTTTTGCATGAATTCGTTCCTTTAGGTTAGTTAAAAATTGTTTGGTGGCTTCTTGACACTCAGTTAAGCTATCACCACATATAGTAAAAGGTATACTCTCATGATGTTTATCTTTTACCCTTGTGCCCACCTTACCATCTGGTTGTTTCTCACAAAGCTCATAATAAATTGTAACACAAATCACAGATTGATGAGGAATGTTTGGTTCACTCATTATTTTTCCTTTTATCTATACGAGATTGTTTTTCGCTGACTTGAATATGACCCTGACTATCCCTCTTAACCTGTTCCATGCCAGGACCAAGAGGTATTTCCAGTGGTTTGTTTTTATATGCATTGTTTTCACGATGGATACTTGCTTTTTCATCTGCGCTAAGCTTGTTTGCATTTTTATTAGCCATAGAACCTACAGTTTTAGGTGTAATATCAACTACATTACAGTTTTCAGCTACATAATTTCTACGTACAGGTTTACGCTTTTTGCAGGAAGAACAGGTAGGTTTTAGTTGGGATACCTCATTCATTGAGGCTTTTATCTCGAATTGATGACCGCATCCATTATCGTCTGGGTCACATAGGAAAATATATGTGGGCATTATACTATACACCACTTTCTATGCCAAAAAGTAATCCTTCGGCATCAAATAGGGAGTTTCTTGTAAATTTTCTACTAAGTACTTTGTATAAATGGTTCATCTATACCGGTTACACAATGTGAATAATCACCACTACGACGAATAGAATCTATGTTTAATGGATGTCGTTTTGTATCATTCATTTTCATAGGTTTAGCTATAACCTTGGTTTTATCTACCCCTAAGATAGTTAAACAACCAAGGGCGGCTAGTTTGAAAAAGTTTCTACGTTCGTTCATGATTTATTCCTATTAAGTAAGTGTTTGTAAATAGGTGTAAGATATGGCACCCATTCTTCTGGAATTTGCATCCAAGGAGATATGCCTAAAATAAACTGGGCGGGATTAAGTTCCTTAACAGGTCTAAGTAACTTCATGCCTGCTTGTTTGGGTGTTCTATCAGCCTTTTTACGGTTACACAAGATACAACATGTTACAATGTTGGTCCAGTTGGTTGGCGTTCCTTTATAGTGATTCCTTTTCCATACAGCCCTAGGAATAACATGGTCATAGGTTAACTCAGAGGTATGTTCTAGTTTACCACAGTATTGACAGGTTAACTGGTCCCTGATAAATACATTCTTGCGGGAAAATGGAATTTTGTTGCGGTTTTGTCTGATATATTTTGGACATCTAACTACGGCGGGCATAGGATATTTCCTGGTACTACCCTGAATGAAGTCGTCCTTATAAAAATCAATGACCTCTAATCCATTTGCAGGATTATCCTGATTCATCATTGACAAAACAATACCACGCTGCCAACCGATTAATCCTAATGGAGTATAATCAGCGTTTAAAACTAATGCCTTACGATGTTGAGGCTTTTTACTGTCACAGTGTTGCTCAACTGGTTTAGTCCGCTGCTTTGTCTCTATCTGCTTTTGCTTCCTCTTTTTCTTTGACATTATAGTCCTCCACGGCTTTAACAATTACCTCAACAAGTGGGCTTCTAATAATATCCTCATTGGTTAGCTCTACAAGGCCAACCTCGCCCACACCATTCAAAATACGCATATATTTTTCAAGTCCGCCCGAACGATGGGCTTCCAAATCTGTTTGTGATATATCACCAGTAAGTACCATGGTACTATTGTTACCTATTCTGGTTAGCAACATAGTAATTTGTTCAAATGTAGCATTCTGACATTCATCAGCTATAATAAAGCTGTTGTGTAAACTGCGCCCTCTCATGTAGGCAAATGGAAGTACCTCTATTTGATTACCATTTAACATTCTTTGAATATCAGCTAAGCTACAGTATACATTTAACTCATCATAGATAGGTCTCATGTATGGGTCGGATTTTTGTTGTATATCACCAGGTAAAAAGCCTGTGTTTTCTCCTGCCTGAACAAATGGCCTAGTTATAATGATTCTGTCGCATTGTTTTTTAGCTAATCGTATAATAGCGGAGGCAACAGCAATGTGAGTTTTACCAGTACCGGCGGGTCCAACACAAAATGTTATACCATGTTGATTAATTGTTTTGATGTAATGTTTTTGATTATTAGTTTTACCAGTAAGGTGGTATTTTTTCAATGTTAAATCATTACTGATTGGTTTACGCTTTGGCTTTAGTGGTCTAGGCGGCATCATGGTGTTTCCTTATACTAAAATACAGGCCCCTCCAGCACAGGCAATTTCTTGCTCTGGCTGAGTTTCGTCTTGTTCTTCAATCATGGTTGTATAATCTACAGGTTTAATACTATCTACTAGGTCGCAATATAACTTCCAATTGTATACATCTTTCATACAATATGTTAGTCTTTTTAGGTCACCATCAAAATACTTAATGGCAAACTTGTTCATTTTCTCCACCATAGCACACTGTTTGGCAATTTTCATCCAAAAGGCAGAGTCTCCACCTCCATTAGTACTAATCTTAGTATTGAGCTTATCATATAGTGTAATATCACATGCTTTCCATAGGTTATCACAGGCATCTAACGCTATTTCTATCAAACCGGAGGTCCATAAGGCAGCATCTCCATATTCTCTTACAATCTCTCTTGCTGTATACACCGCAGTAAATGGAGCTTGGGCATAATCTTTGTCGCCACTCTGAGGCAATAAGGCAACACCACAAAAATACCGTTTGTTTTTGTAGATAAAATCAGCTACTTCGACCCATTCAGTTGGGGTAACAGTGATAGTATTTGATACATTATGACTGAGCCACGATTGTGTACATAGTTTTTTGTTTTTACCGGAATTAACCCAGTTACCCTGTGTGCTTTTAACAATGTCTAGTAATGCCAAGGCGGGCATTTGGTTCTTAGTTTTGGCACCATCAGGTACTTCAATAGGAAAGATGATAATATCATCAGTATCGTTAGCCGACCATACTGAACGAGTGCAGGCTTGTTGGTTGGTAGCTCTAAAATGTTGGTAAGGATTCTCAGCTCTATTAGCTTGTAAAATACGTAAGTATCTTTTTGAATGGTGGGGGTGTAAGCTGGATGATGTACCTAATAGACACGATGATGTGCCCTCTGGTTTCATACAAGTAGTACGGGCAGCTTGATTAACTCCAATTATCTTAGCAAATGCTTTATTAGTATCAACTATGGTTTTAGCAACCGTACGTTGATTAGTAGGATTAAGTACTATGTCAAAATTTTCCATAGCTCCGGTCATAGATACGCCGAGTAGAGCTTCCCGCTGGAATATTGCTTGGGACCAGGATGTGAGGTACTCAAGCCTGGTAAATCCTGCTTGGAGAGTACCGATAATAGCTGCCGCTCTACCTCTCTCATTAAAGTCTGCGATATCCTTGATAGTTGCGCAATTGATGGTCGAAAGGTTACATCCCTGCCATCCAGATTCAAGACCCATTTCGGTTGGTAGCGCTTTATATCCCATTCCATCATATGTCTCCATATACTTGTCATATTTCGCTTGGTCAACAATGTAATATGCCCACATGCCAATTTCAGCACATGGATTTATCAACATTTCTAAATCGTCGGTCCAAATGAAACCGGGCTCACCATGTTCTTTAACATGTTCTAATATAGCTAAGAATTCTTCCTTGGTTGTCTTGTTACGTAATAACATAACAGAATTATTTGAGCGTGCTCGCTGCCCATTTTCTTCTTTCCAGTTGCCCGTTTTGGCAGTCATCATCTCATGGTCGTCGGCCGAAAACAAACATATTGTGGATGAATTATGAACTAATATTCCATTACATAAAAAACAGCTTTCTTGTTCTACCTCGATATCATACGTGTCAATAGCATTATTTTGCTCAATGCTTAAAACACGAATAGGAACTATGTGTTGATTATGATAATATTTATCGGCTACCCAACCAGTCATTCTTTTGTTATTTGTAGACCAAGAATGTCTCAGCCCTTTTGGATACGGCTTAGAAAACCATTTAGCCGGAAAACAATTTGATGTTTTTTTATCGTGGGTTATTCTAGGTATTTTAGTTGCAAATCTATATTTAGATACAAACTCGATATACTGTTGTAGGTCTAGTTTGTTTAGAATACTCACATGGTATTGGTCTTTCCAATTTGGTTTACCTTGATTACATTTCCATGTAGATACAGCTTTTAATTGTATCCTACTGATAATACCACAGCTTAATAATAAAGATTGTAATTGTTTAGCAAAGTCTTCATAAATAGTACATGTTACACAGAAGGGTTTAACTTTTACCGAACCATCTGCATCTACTACACCTTGAATATATGCCATTCTTATGTTTACAGAAGCCTTTTTAACAAAATCTGGTATATTAATAGGTGTATTAGGTTGTTTGATATGTGTATGAAAGTAGGTAGCTAATTGCTTACTTTTTACTCTAACCCTATAATAATGGTCTTCGTGTGGTCTGTGTTGAACGGTTACATTTACACCAAATCTTGTCAATTGTTGGGCTACATCAACTGCTTGTTGTTTGTGTTCCTCAGCAACAGCTACAGACAAAGCCCCACTGTTATGGGTTAACTTAACATAGCCATCTCCATGAAATATTCCTAAAAACCATGCCATTTTTTCATCTAATGGTGGTATAACAATATTTTTACATGTAGTTGAACGGGCTGGTTTTATATACTTAAAACTTGGTAGTCGTGTTGTGTTATTGTGGTTATCAGCACGACGAATACTATATAGGTAATCGTCATCTGTTAAGTTTTTAGCATATTTCCAAGTAAATTGACCATCATAACTGTTTAACACAGCTACTCTATGATTTGGGGTACATTTTATAGTTCCATTTTGATGTTTTATTGTAACACAATTTTGTTTACCTTGACTAAAAGTGTTAATTACCCTTTTCCATCCATTAGGTGTTGATACATAATCTCCAATGGTTACATCTTGTATATCTTTATATCCTTGTTCTTTGATTAAAACCTTTTCATCTTGTGCTATACATCTCCTAACACCACCACTTAAAACTGCATCGGATATATGCATAACAATATCATAGCAGTCTATAGGGCGTAATCTTTTTCTACCTTCTTGGTAACGACAACGTCTTAATAGAGCATCAATACGTATAATAGCACTTCTTAACCCGTTTGGCCCCGGCGCTTTGCCAACACCTGAACTTAGAAAAGAACCAGCAGGTCTAATTTGAGAATAATCAAAAACAACTTCGCCACATTTAGCATATTTTTCGTAAGCAGGGTCTATAACTACATCTAGGTGATTACTTAATAACACCCCAATGGTGTCAGCCCAACCCTCAATGGTATCGGGAACAACAAATGTTTCCTGATGAGAGAGAATTTCGCGCCTAAAACCAGGGAGTCTATCTACGTGTTGTTTTTGTACTGAAAATCCAGTCCCACAACCACATAATAATAACCAAAAACATTCTTGGAAAAATCGTGGTCTATCACAATAGGAACTCACACAATTATATATTCTAGCGTTCTTTTTTAGTGCTGGTGTGCCCCCAAATTGTAATGCTCTCTGTGACCCTAACACTTTCTTCTTGAGCATCATGTCGTATGCCCAGTTTATCTCTTCATCTATACCTTTATCGTTGTAAAATTCCAACATCATATCGCGCACTCGATATACTGCTTCTTTCCAAGTCTCTCTGCGCTTCTCTTTGGCAATCCATCTGGCATATTTAGATACAAGAGTATAATTCATTAATTCTGGTAAAGCTGACACTTAATTGGTTACTCCTTGTTGATTTGTTTGAGAATTTTCTCGGCTTCTTTGTTGGTGGGTAATTGTTCGTTCTTCCTTGCTCTATGATGTTTCTTTCTTTTGGGCTTACCAACCATTTTTTGCCAAAAATCAGCAATCTTTGCGCCATCGTGGTGCTTTAAAGACTTAGTCCTACCTGTTGGGTCACCTTTATAGTCACGAATTTGTACTACTAATTCAAAGTCACTACCAACCTCTTCCTGCCCACTACCAATATCTAGTTGAGACATGTGTGTTTCCTTTGTCCAATGTAATGAAGAAAAACCCGCCCATGGTGGACGGGTTTGTGATTTTTAAGCGACACTGTGAATTAATTACTCTTACGCAGAGTATTTGTGTGACGGTGTTCTTTGAATTGTTTGTTTTTATTGATTGCAATTAAATTATAATTAAACCTATTGAAAGAACACACCTAGATAAGTCGAAGAGGTGTCGCTTTAACGAACCGTAGTAAAAACGATGGAATGAGTGGATGAACTCCTTCAATGGAAGGAATGACGCCCTGAACTCCATCGTTAAGGATTCATTGATTTATACTCCGACATATGTATTATACACCGTTGATGACAGTTAGTAAACTATCGGGAACTTTGATTTCTCGGATTTTTGGTCCATTTCCATAAGTAATATATTGAAATTGTCTATAGAATATATCGTTATCTTTATCAAGGTTAGTACGAGCACCGGCTATGATAACGACTTCTTTTATTCCACATTGATATAGGTATTGTATACAATATTTACATGGTCTATGGGTGCAATAACATACACTGTTTAGTGTTGCCCTTCCTAATCGAGCGCAATTAAGAATTGCATTATGTTCTGCATGTATCATCCAAAGATATTTGTCAGGGCGTACGTTAGGTAGGGCATAATCGCGCGCACCTCTAACATATCCGTTATATCCAGTGGTAAGAATAGTTTTACCTACTGGTTCTACTAAAACAGCCCCAACTTTAGTTTGAGAGTCAGGGCTTCTTCTTGCTGCTAAAAGTGCATGTCCCATGAATTGTTCATCCCATGAGGGTAGAGAAACATCTTCATGTTTAGTAAACATTTCGGACTTAGCCAAAATTTCCCACGGAAAATCATCCATACTTGTCCTTTCGATTAAATAGTAAGTGGGTGAGGGGGGATTCGAACCCCCACGCCTTTCGGCACGACATTCTAAGTGTCGCATGTATACCAGTTTCATCACACACCCTTATAATATTTCAACACCTCATCAATATTTAAAGTATGTTCTATCGCGTGACAATTACGGCACAACAACATACATTTTTGTATTTCCTGTTCTAGGATTTTCCATGACATTGCGTGCCAATGGGCAGCTAAATTAAAAGATTTATTAGATGAGTCAATATGATGAAATGTTAATGTCCTAATATCTTTATTCCCACAATGTATACATTGTCCTCCTAAGAACTCAATAGCACGTAACCTGTTTTTATATCTAGTATAACGATTCCTACATACTGAACAAACATCATTTTTAGTCCAAGAAAATTCTTTACTACAGATAGGACATATTTTAGTAGTAATCCTATTATTTGTTGCTACTTCTCGACGTAGTTTGTATCCTGCTTTTGAATTGAAAGGTGAGCAGTCTAAACAATAACTACGACTTTTTAATATTCTGATTTTTCCATCTATTTTCACACGATATGGAAAATTATTGTGACACTTTTTACACTTAGGCATAAATATACCCTCCTTTAGTATACTATACACCAATGTCTACTTAAACGCTACAAAATTTATACTTCGTGCCAAACCTCCGTTACTTCATTAACACTGGTTTCTTTTCCAGTTTCTAGCAAAGCATTCATTGTCTTATTGTTGTCTCTCCAATAGGTTCTCCAACCCATCTTACGTCTTAACATCCTACGAAGAGCATTAGTTTCTCTTCTTGATGGTTTATTGAACATTCTAACTGCTACAGTCACAGATTCATCTAAGGTTTCATCTCTCTTAGCTCTACAATACTTAATCATATTTACTATTTGACTTATAATTGTCATAAATAAGCTAATAGTAGCAGGGTCTATGAAAACCTGTTGTTCATCTTGTTGCGGCTTAGTTTTTAATGCCACCTTGGTTGCAAGGTCTGTTAACATTATTCTCTTCCCTTTATTATATGTGAAAAATTGGATTTGTCAAGGAGAAAGCGTAAATAAATACGAAAGTCTGGTAGATTCAGCGATTTGACCTGGCTCTGTCCATGCATCAGAACGATTGTGAATCAAATCAAACCCATTAAAATTAAACGAATAGGCTGCTGTGCTGCTACATACCGGATAAACTACATCTTGTACATCGTCAACCATTAAGTCTTTGGAACTATAAAACAATCTTAGTCCCACCATTTTGTGCTTTAACATCCACCATACACGACGGTAACCATAAGGTAAACCGGTCATCTTTCTCATAGTTTTGGTAACCGCTTTACCATCAAAATTCTTTTTTACTAGAGTGGTAGTTTGTGTTTCTAAATCAAATTCCCATTTAGACCATACAGGAATGGGTCTATATACATCAATGATACCAGGTCTCTTAATAACTAATTTTTCTAAGTTTGATGACACTCCACCCACATTTTCTTTAAATTCTACTACTTCTAGTAGACCATTTACCCATGATGCTAAACCAACATGTGAATAAGTTGTTTCTCCTGCTTTACCTATGAAATAAGAAACTAAACTACGACCACGAAACAACAACACATCCGCTTCTTGAATCAGAGGTTTTGCTTCCCTATATAATAGGGTCGTTTGTTTGTTAAGTACCATTGGTTCGTCTTAAATCTGCTACTTCTGTTTGTAAGTGTCCCAACTCCACACCGTTTTTTAATACTGCACTTTTCAGTTGGTCTACAGACATTTGAGTTCTATCACCTTGACTTTTAATTTCTTCTACAAGGTCTTTAAACCATTGAGGAGGAACCTCAGTAGGCATTTTTGCCATTTCTTCTCTAATTTTGGCAATTTCTTGATAAACTTTTAAGCCATCACTAGCAGTAAATCTGTTACCTCTAGTCTCAGCCATAAATTCTCTTAGCTCTGCTATAGTTTCTCTGTCATGATGTATTTGAGATAATTCTGCTCTTATAAAAAATGCTGCTATGCTTAACACAAGAATAATAGCAAATTGTGCTACGGCCAATCCGGTTTTTAGTTTATCAACCGTACCATTATTCCAGAACCTATTAAACTCACTTATTTTCGGCATTATGTTGCTCCATTAAAAAGGCCGGTAGCCAGTCGCCTGACTACCGGCGCTTTAAGTTAATTACCACAGAGTACGTTCAGCGTAATCATTTTGGTCTGGAAGAGGCTTAGGCTCTTTGTAAACTAATTCACCTGGTTTTGAAGCAGTTGGATTAGCCGCATCATCAGCAGAACCATCGGTTTGATTAGCATCATCAGAAATACTATAGTAACCAGCGTTAGTAGTAGAAGCCGTTGGAGCGGTTGACCATGCGCCACTGTAAATGTTCCAATAACCAGCTACAATAGCGGTTGCGACTCCATCGGTGAAGAGCGATTGAGCCATGTGGATACTTCTACGGTTGGTTGGGTCTGCGGCACCGGAACGCAACACAGTTTTGGAAATACCAGCAAGAGTGGTAGACACTCTACGCATAACATATGTAGCAGCAGTCATGGTAGCAAAATTACCAGCATATAGGTAATAAGTCATTGTACCAGCACCACTTGTATATGCCTTTGTAGTGGTAAAAGTATCTGTAGTAACAGCAGTAACTCTTTGGGTACCGGCTACTTCACTACTTGTGTCAGTCACATTAAGAATATCACCGGCTGATAGCCCGTGAGAAGCTAATGTATAAACTGCAACACTACTTGCAGCAGCTACGCTAGTAATACTAACAGCAGATGCAGCCCATGCGGCACTACCCACATCGTTACCAGCCATAACCTTAGAACCGTTATTACGACGAGTATAACCTTCACCTATAGCATTCAATAGGTCTCTGTCAGAATATAATTTCTTACATCTACCAGTATTAATAGTAGGTTGAGTGGCTGGATTCTTAGAATCCGAAAAATCACCTTTTGCATTGTATGCAACCCCGGCAGCAGTATAATAAAAATCTGCCGCATCAGGATTAACAATACGATACATCGTTTGTGTGTTAGCCATTTGTTTTTACCTTATTTATATGGCCAAAACTAATCCTATAAGTCCTATGATTAAAATGTTCCTATCCACTCTTAATATACACCACTAATGACAAGAAGCGATTTTAGCAGGGAAAAGTATCCTAATGGCGTGGGCTGAGTGTAATTTTACGCCAAAGATTTTGCTAAAGGCTAGTTTATCTAGATGTCCTTGGTTATTTACAGTGCCATTCATGATGAAATCAATGTTTTTATAGCTATCTTGTAACAAATGTAGTACCGCTAACTGGTCTGCAAAATTGTCCATAAAGTGGCCGGTAGCTATTGAAGCATATTCTATATTTAGGTCACAGAGTAGGGCAAAAACCCATCGCAATTCTAATAATCTAAGGCGTCTGTAATCTATACTGATTTTGAATGTGGCATCATGGTCTTCACACATTTTTTGGTGGGCTTGAATGTCTTCAGTAATAAGGTCTGGTTTTGCATTTAAGACCCAGTGGGTATTAATAGCAAGGTCAATAGCATTTGCGCCCTTATGTAGGGCATCTAATGATGAATGTTGGCGTACTGAAGCATTAGACATACCATAAGGAAAATCAATGAGTGCAGAAACCAATATACTATCAGTAAGTTCGGTCTTTAATTTTGAGAGAAAGAATGTTGGTACACTAATACAATCAAAGTCGCTTTCTATAGCTGTAAAACCTGCTTGGATGACATCATCTAATAATAAATTGTGACCATGTAATTGTAGTTCTTTGTACATTAGTAATTCCACTCATCATTCACATTATAAATATGTGTACTACAGTTATGTTTTGTTGTGAGCATTATTACAACAAAAAACGGCCATACCGGCCATACGAACCATAAATCCCTATAAGATGTTGGCCATTTACATTCAATAGCTTCTAATTTTAGTGACAATAGAGCGCCAAAAGTCCATATTATAAAGAAAGCAGCGCATAAACATATAATTCCTAGTGTCATTCTTCTTCCTCTTCTTGTCTAAGTTCTTCAAAAGTTGAAAACTCAATGTCTCCAAACACAGCATCCATTAATCCATAATCGACAGCTTGTCTGGGTGTGATATAAAATTCTCGTTTTTCATTAATAGTTTTACGTAACCATTCTATAATGTCTTTTTCCTCCATACCCTCTCTTCTAAAGAATTGTCCTTCAATACAGCGGGTAGCATATATTTCTAACATTCTTTCGTTGAGCTTTTTACTCCATTCGGCTTCAGCAATACCAGATTGACAATCACCGTCATAACCAAGTGTGCCAAAGTGAATCAAAAAGTCTGCATTGGGCATTATCACACGCCACTTAGCGGCCTGTGGAATGATTGATGACATACTACGAGCATGAGCGTATGCAAGTAGTACAATATTAGACTTTGATGGGTCATCACAACTAGCTTTTATGGCATCATATATGGCAATACCATAGTTCCAGTCTCCACCGTTAGTAGTTTGATGTACTAAGATAGTGGAGTTGTTTAGGTTGTTTAGCAATTGCAAATTTGTGATAAATCTATTTGCTACACTAGCATCTATTTCATCACCATATATACTGGGTGCTATAAAAATTTCTCTAGAGTCTAATATAATACCAAAATTATGACCATCATAAATCATTTCGCTTTGTTGAGATATATTACGACGCCTAGCTTTTGATGGTGGCATTAGCGATTACCCCTTTTTTGTAAGTGTTTTTGTAATGTTATGTCAATAGTATGTGTTACATCCTTGGGTTGAAAGAGTTTACCAATACCAATTCTCATGCGGTATGGAGTATAAACATCAAACGTTTCTACACCTAGGGTGTCAGCTATTAACTTTACAATTTTGTCAGATATCTTAAAGTTAGTGTGTCCAATCCATAAATTAAAGACCTTACCAGGACTATTACGATTTAAGATAGGAAATGCACCCATTGGGGTAATAATTACCCTACCCTCTTCTTCTGTTTCATCTTCGTCGTCGTCTCTGTTTGTTTCTATTAAATCATAATCTGCTTTGTCCCAATGGTCATCTTGGGTATCTTCATCAGCCTTTTTGTTCCATGGGTCTTTCCATTTCTCCCATAATATAACATGTTTGGTATTTTTCATACTGCTACATCTCCGAAGTCTATTTTGGAATACGGATTATAATTAAGTAGTTCAACATCCTTGTGTGTCCACTTAAAAATGTCTGGTTGTGTAATTTTAACTTGAGGAAGGTGGCGAGGGATTCTTTCTAGTTGTTTGTGTGCTGTTGAAATTTGATTCTCGTAAATATGGCAGTCACATAGCATACCAGACAAATTACCCGGTTGAAGTTCGCTGCCAGCGGCCAAGAGGCACAAAAGTAAACCATAACTAGCTATGTTAAATGGCACCCCTAGCATTAAATCACATGAACGCTGCGTCCAATGTAGGTTGATTACACCATCAATGACTGTGATAACAAAACATAAATGGCATGGTGGTAACGCTTGTAAATGTTGTTGATTTGGATTCCACGCTGAACATACCATGCGTCTATCATTAGGATTTGTCTTTAATGTATCAACAATGTATTTGAGTTGGTCAAAACCGCCTGTTTGATAATCATACATCTTTGGAGGAACACCATTTAATTCTGCGTATGCATTTTCTTCGTATTCATTCAGCGGGCCATAATGTTCACCAAATTTACGCCACTGATAACCATAGATTGGTCCAAGGTCGGTTGTTGCTCTTTGTAATTGTTTTCTAACACTGTCTTTAGATTCATGAGGACTTGGCGAGCCACCCATAATATCGCAATCCCACTGTGCTGTGGGATTAGCCCACTCGTTCCATATCTTACATCCTCGTTCCTGATACCATTTCTTATCAGTGATACCATTAATAAATCCTTCAAGCTCTACACACATAGTCTTAAATGCAACACGCTTGGTAGTCAATAGCGGAAAGTTGTAACATATTGTAGCGTTGTCTTGAGATTGGGCAGTTTGTCCTAAGTTATGTGAAAAATGCATGTTGGGTAAAGCAATAGTATCAATACCTGTTCTATTTTTTTTCATTCTCCCATGTACTAGTACATCGTCTACAATGTCTAAATATGCGTTCATTATTCGCTCTCATCTTTGGTGGGTGTTAAGTTAAACACAGCCAATGGACTGATTGCCGGAACATTATTACAATCATCACTATCTTCTATTAGAGATTGCCATTTATTAATAGCTTTAATAACAAACTCTTTGTGTTCAACATTTTCCAGAGCGATTTGAACAATGATTTGACGCATGGTTTCGATGAATGTACCGGAGCATATATGGTGTAGAAATTCCCCAAATACTAAGGCTCTACCATCTGTAAACTCTTCATCTTTCCATATTACTTTAATGTTTATATCACCAGTAGGAGTTAGTTGAAAAAGCACCTCTCCAATATTTTTGGGAACTTCTGGTTCAGCTTGTGCTTTTTGATTTTCTATAAGTTCTTCTACACTCGGATGGTTGTATCCTAATAGTCTTTGTATCCAGTTCATATTTTCCTCAAATCTTCTGTTATGTCAGATATAAGAGCTAAATTATTAGTGTCTTTTAATGATATCCAATAAGCATCTTGCAATTTAGTATCGTATGGTAGCCAACAACCATATGTAATACATATTGATGACAATTCTTCATAAATTATTTGTGAACAAGATAATAGTTTAAGATTAGCCCAAGAGATGTCTACTGTAGAATGAGTCCTAAATACATCATTAGGACATAATCCGCTTTTCTGAGGTAAAATTAATTTCGTTGGATGTAAGGAACAAATGTGTTTCATTCCATCTATTGAATCTATCCCTACTAATAGTAAGCGTGTGTATACTGAATATAGTTCACCCATTATGTTTTCCTAATGTTTGAATAATTTTTGCAAGTCTACTAACTGTATCCAATGTATCTAAACGAACAAAAACTTCAGGCATCATCCTATATAGATATATTGTAGCATTACCATCACCAGTTCGTTCTATTACTTTTTTAGGTGTATGACACCCTACATAATGTTTTAGAATCTCTCTGCCCACGCAGTATACACCACCATCTGCAATCTGTATCCACAAATCTGCTTGAGTAATCATTAATCCACTAGGTTTACAAGTACGAGGATTGTAAACCTCGATTGCTATGTTGCCACTTTTAGCAGCATATATGTCATACTTAACCTCTATGGTAAACGATAAATCCCCCTTCGGAAATTTACAGGCCAAATCAAACTCTGAACGTTTTTTAGTATTGTCGTTAGTGTTACAAGTAATACCACAAGGTGTCAACAGTTCACTAACTATATGTTCTCCATCCATACCATCTTTTAAATCTTTTACAAATGTCATTAGGATAATGCCTTTCTAAGCTTCGATAATGCTGTATTAATATGATTGCTTACCATTTGATATGAAATACCCACCTTAGCTGCAATTTGTCTTAATGTCATCTGTTCAAAATATTTATCCTTGACACATTGTCTTTGAATATCGGTCAATATAGTAGAAGCTAGTACTATTCTTAACTGAGTTATAGCTTCTTGTTTAAGTGTGTGCTTAACGGGTTCTAATAGTCTCGTTTGAGGAATTGTGTCACCTAATTCTTTTTTACTATCGCCACCTGGTGAATGTTCATTAAGAGACCTTATTATTTTGTTGTTTTTAAATCTCGACATATAACCTTTGATTGCCCAGATGACACACTGTTTACGATAGCCAAATTTTGAACCTTTACCATTCCAATTCCAATCAGCCATAATAATTGCTATAGTTATGTGATTAAGGGCGTCTGCGCTTTGAAGAATCTGGGCACACAACATAGGGTGAAATCTTGGTGCTACTGTACGTATTAAACGTAAGGTAGCAGTTTTATATTGAGCTAACGTATCAAATGATATGTCCTCCGAGGACTTATGCGGAGTGCTTAATGGTGCTATGTCTATCATACACACCCTTTTCTTATTGCAGTAGAAGATATATCTATTGGTTCATAAGTTTGTGTAACCATATGACATATTTCTTTTAGCCGTTGGCTTTTACAAACATGCATAGGGCTACCCAATCTAGGATAGACAATAAACATTGCGTCTTTTTTACACAATACTTCGATAGCATTCTTAACACCCTGTTCACCATTGAAATATGAGGATGGGTCTTCAACCTTACTTAATGTGTTCATGCCCACTAAAAACTTTGGCCTCTGATATAGTGCTAATTTGTCTACAAAAGTAGCATAATCACTAACTACCAACCCCTCTATATAATGCAAGCCTCTTATTTGACTACGTAAAAAACTAACACGCAGAGATAACTGTGTTGGAGTCAAATTTGGTTTGTTTGTATTACAATTTTTAGTTGGTAGTTCTAACCATACTCTTCTACCCATATGTGTGTAGGCATGTTGAGCTATAGCCTGGTGCCCAGTGTGCATTGGGTTAAACGACCCGGAAAATATAATAGGTTCGATAAAATTGTCTTTGTAAACTTTCATTCGTAATCTCTTATAGAAATGCCTACTGGAAAGCGCGGTACTGGACACTTAGAGGTAGTCCACGCAAAAAATCTAACGGTTAACATTTTACCTTTGAGCTTACCAGCCTTCCAGTCTGTCCAATACTGTTCTCGTATTGCTTCACTACCTTCTGGTTTTACGCCAAACCCAGCGTCTAACTTAGTTATACAGACAAACGTACACTGATTGACCATCTTGCCCTTATTCTCATAGGCGTCTACTATTTCAAACTCTGCGTCCATGAATTTTTTGACCTTTTGTAGGTCAGATGAACGACCCCCACACTTGTAAGCGCCAGTTTTATTGCGCAACATGATACCTTCATAGCCCTGTTTAGTTTTGCGGCTATGTAGTTTTTCTACTTCGGCATGACTGTTGACAGTAAGGGTATGGGTTAGCCTGACAATACCATCATTAGTTAAGTATGACTCTAAGAACTTGTGTCTTAGTTCATAACCGTTATTAGATACCACATCATAGACATAATACTGTATGTTAGGTGTGTCCTTAGATGGCTTATCTCTCTTAATGGCAGAGGTAAGTGTTTGAAACTCTTCTCCGTGAACATAGAGTTCGCCATCTAGAATGGTTCCTGGTGGTAAGCCCAAGTCTTGCACAGCTTGTTGTATATGGGTCAGAATGTGCCACTCTTTTTCTTGACGAGAGAACAGCCTTACAGAACCATCGTTCTGAACCACAGCTATACATCGTATACCATCTAACTTGGGTTGAGCATAGCATGGAAACTTTATCTTACCGCCGTCTTTTAATATAGACAGGTCTTTGCCAGCTACATTGTAAGATTTCGCCAACATAGGTCGAATTGTATCTTTAACAGGTACAGCAATTTTTTCACTGTATCCACCCCTATCTTTCTTTTTATTCCATAAAGACTGCGCCTCCACACAACATTGGTCCCATACACTGGTTGCATTTGCGCGCCCTATATTTTTACCTGCTTTAATGGTTGTAAAAGTAGTTTGTAATTTACCATCTACTAAACCATGTTCCTGTATGTATCTAGGTGTACCACTTTTTGCAACAAGAATTTGTTTACGTGTTATCTCGTCTATTCTGTCAACTTGATTTGGTTGTAGTACATAACTATCCTCACATCTAATACTCCATTGTCTCAATCTATTCATAGTGTCAAACTTATATAAAATCGGCCAAGTACATTTCATAATTACTCCAAGTGTTCGGCTAGTGCGGTTAATATCATACCCATAATGATTAATAGTGACACGACTACAGAATGTGGCACTAATAAATCAAAGTGTTCATTAAGACAACACAGAGAATATCCCCATGCCGCCCCTAAAGAAACCAATCCTAAAAACTTCATTCTTTTGGTGCCTTTAAACTAAGAATTAATCCAAGCCCTATAAATGCACTCAATCCCATTATAAGATTATCTTGTGTTGTTGGTTGCGTGCCTGCTTGATGAACCATACTACATATGGCGTATCCTGCTGCTGTTCCTATTAATAGAAACCCTGTTGCTATTTGAAATATAAGCCAATGCATTTATATTCTCCTAATTGTTTGTCGTCTTGCCTATTTTACCACAATTATCACAAAAGTCAAGTCTTTTTCTGGCAATTAGAATTTCTATAAGAACTCCTGCTGAACGAGTCCAAGTAAATCTATCAGCAGTAGCTATACCACTTAAGTTATTTGGTCTTTCCTGATAGCAGTATCTCATATATTCAATCAACTGGTCTTCTTCATCCATATCAATTTCGGCCCATTCTCCTTGACCTGTAAAGAATATACCGTCGAAAGCAGTTTCCATATTAGGTGTTTCAATAAGAAAAGAGTTAACACCATCACAAAACTCTGTGTGTGCGCTATTGTTGGTAGCTATGACTGGCTTGCCACACGCCATAGATTCCAAAAGTTCTAGGTTCCACCCCTCAGCGTGACTAGGAAATACCCCACAGTCACACTGGTTGATAATTTTGGCTACATCTGTGTGGGTCGCTACTGGATTTAACAAAGTAACCTTAGAATATAACTTAGCATTAGTATACATCTTAGTCCAGTAATTAAGCTGATGTTCTCTAAGGAATGGGTTGTGTGGCATCATTACTAAATGAACATCGTCAGTAGTTTCAAACGCTTTGTCGAACGCTCGAATTAGAACGTCGTGACCCTTGCGCTTTTCCCATTTACCTATATTAAAGAAGGTATATGGTTGGTTATCTTTGTGCCTACCGTCTTTATTTGGTTTAAAAGTATTGGTATCTACACCACATGGTACTTTATATACTATTGAGTTAGGTACTTGGTTACATAAAATGTTTTTAGCCCATTCAGATGATGCTATAAGATAATGGGGAACACTTAGATGCGCTAGTTCTCTAGCGTTAAATCTGTCTAGTTCAAAAAACGGCCAAGCATAATATGGTCCATTGCCTATTCTCTTAGCAAGGTCAAATTGGTGCCATATATTAATACATGTGGCTTTTGGGTCAACCATATTTTGTTGGTATACTAGAGCCTCAAGCAACCTTTTATCTGGACCTTCTGGAATACTACCATATGGCCAAAGAGTTATGTCTATACCACCTGTTTTAAAAAGTTCTAGCGTTAGATTTTTGCCAACTACTCCATATCCTGTGTTAGATAGGCTAGTCATAAGATTAATTGGTATCATGTAAATATTCCTGTATACTTTGCATAGCTTCTCTGGCTGTTACCCAGAGCTTAGCTAAGTTTTTATCGTCTATTTTTTTTGAATCAATATATGTAAAGATACAGTACCCAAGCCCTTCGTACATAATATATTCATCAATTTGTTCTACAGTTAACTTGCCTTTTGGTAATGGCTCAGGTATTTCAATTGGTGGCATACCTTTAATAGCATCTGTTACCCAGGTTCCCATACCTATGATATCGGTATCAAGATTGGTTTTAGTTTTTTTCTTTGATTTAAAATCGTGACCACAATCTGGACACTTCTTAGTGCGTGGTCCACAACCTTTTTTACACTTTGGACAAACCTTTAGCGGCATTTAAGTCATCCTTAAATAAAAATAGTATCTCTATAAGCGGGATTCTGTTATCAACTGTCATTTATCTCAGGCTTACGCCTGGGTTATTCACTTGCCTCTACCCGAGCATCATCGGTCTGTTCATCACCTAGCTCTGTTTGAGTTGCACCCTCGGTAGTGCGAGCGAGTTGTTCTAATTTTCTAGATAACAACTCTCCTACCTTAAACAGTAGTGTCCCGACTTTCCTCTACCGCAATGGCGGCAGCGACAGTCTGAGATACCAAATCAAATATTTCCACCTTCTTAGCAATGCGGCGAAGGTCATCCTGTACATCAGTATTACCATCATCACCACTCCATCTTCCTAGAACAAATTGCTCATAATCTAATGCTGCTGCCAACACTCTTAATTTTCTTGCATCAGATAATTTTGTACTTGCTTGTCGTTGTTCCTCTGTTGGGAAACCCGTTAAATAAGGATTAACGTCGTCTTTTTTTTCCATCTGATTTACCTTTTCTAAATGAGGTTACTAGGTCAAAACCTTTTGCTTCAATCATTACTTTATCTGGTACATGTGGAACAACTTCTCGTTGTCCACCCAATACACCAAAGAGATACATTTCAATTTCTTGGAATGTATGATACACATCAAACAGTCTATAGAATTTAATATCAGCTAAGACAGGATTGATATATATATTGCGAAATGTACGAATAAAATATGGAGTATGGAATTCTGTAAAAATGTCCTTACAAATTTTGTCATGTGTTACTATACTTTCAAATGATGCTTTAAGTCTTTTAAAACTTTGAGCCATACTATCTCGTCTATGTCGTTTACAATTTGTAGTAATAGCTTCCCAAGCAAAATCAAGGTCATAGAAATAGCCATTCGGCTCATCGCCTCCGTCCAATCGGATTACTGGATAAGCATGTCCACAAAAACCAACTACTATAATATCATATTGTCTTTTTGCCCAAGTAGATACATAGCGATTACTTCCATACCATAACATATAATTTACACGACGCTCAATAGTTTCTTTTTTTCGATGCCAAAAATTAACATTGTCTGATGGGTCCATCATACAGTCGTAGTAGTCATGATATTTACTTACAATTCTCATTTCATTAATCCAATACCTATAATAGATAATGCAACACCAATCCATTGTAAAATGGTAAAATTTTTACCTGCTCCCAGATATATCATACCACTATAAAATCCAATTAGAATCATCAAATCAAAGATGATACCATCTCGCAATACATTTTTAGAATAGTAAGCTATCAGTGGCCATAAGCCAAATGCCTGTAATACAAATAGTAAACCAACGTATTTAATTTGTTGTGTGTCGTTACAAGCCTTACTTGCCCACGCATAAAAGAAATAGTAGATTATTGCTACTGGTATCCAATACATTACGGAATTGCCGGTTGCTCAATAGCTAGACATACTTCGCCATTTTGTGCTATTAGTTTATCCATATCACTATTAGTAATATAAGCCCGTCCCTGTCTACCCCAATCTCTTCCCCAACTGTTCTTCATACGAAAGCGCTTATACTTTGATGAATAGCCAGTAAGAAGGTATGCATGTCCACCATATACTTGACCACTTACTCTTAAATAACCTTTCTTATCTGGTACCATCATACCTTCATACCAATTAGTTCCTACTACTACCGGCCCTTCTTCTAAAAGTGTAGCTGCTAAAGTATTAACATCCCAACACCAATTATAGGCGCGGATTAAACCAATACGTTGAAGGATTTTAGCACCAGCTCTAACACTAGTACCTTGTTCACCATCATCTTCCCACTCATCTACCATTGTAGCTAACGAATATAGCCCATCTGGATTTACGAAATTTAGTATAGGACTATTAATAAGCCAATGTGCCCACGCATAACCTACACAATGAGGTGTTTGACCTTGGTTACCCCACCATCTAGTGTCTCGCCAGTATCTCTCAGTTCTCTTAGATGTACCACGTCTTAGACGAAATTTTATATCTCTTTTATCTTCGGCAAATCTTCTACCGAACTTGAATTTATCTGTGTTCATTCGAATATCCTATTGTGAGTTCTGTTTACACGAACAAAGGAGGCACAGTCTCCTAAGTATCTTAAATCAGTTGCTCCAACATAGGCGCAACAACTGCGCAGTCCTCCTACGATTTCCTTTAGTATATCTGCAACTGGTCCTTTGTATGGCACTGATACTTTTTTACCTTCAGATGCAGTGTAATCCTTACGACCATTATGTTTGTCTTGGGCTGAGTAGGAAGACATACCATAGAAACTTAATGCCTTTTTGCCTCCCCGTCTTTCTTCTCTAATACTAATACCAAGCGTAGGATGTGTAGTACGTTCCCATTTGACATCATATTCCCATTCTCCATCACACTCGTCTGTCCCCGTCAGCATTCCGCCCACCATAACAAAGTCTGCGCCCGCCGCAAACGCTTTGCAAATATCTCCGGGGGTTCGACAGCCACCATCTGCACAGATTAAACCAAGGCGTCCCTCGTCGCTCTTGCGGCCATGTGCGGCGTCGGCACACTCCATGATTGCGGAAAGCTGAGGATAGCCCACACCGGCCACCAGTCTCGTAGTACACACACTCCCGCCACCAACTCCAATCTTAACTATATCAGCACCATGGTCGATTAACCGTTCGACCATATTAGGGGTACATACATTGCCGGCTATAATAGTAAGCTCTTTACCATGTTTTTCGCGCATCTTAGATACCAACTCAAGAAACTGATTTGTGTATCCATTAGCAACATCTAAACACACATATTTTGGAGGCATGTTATGGTTCATGGCATCCATACCGAAGCTTTCTATATTATATCCGTCTTGTTGGTCTGTTAATGATTGTCCCATTTTATCAAGCACAGAATAATGTTTGTGTAATACGCAACCCATTTGATGGTCGCGCATCACCTTGGCCATAGCAAACGTACCAGTAGTATCCATATTAGCCGCCAAGATAGGGACACCTTTCCATACATTAGACGAATGATAAAACTTAAACTCTCTAACAAGGTTTACTGCTTTCCTACTAGCATTGATGCTACTCTTTGGTACAATAAGAACATCATCGAAGTCTAGTTTGACCCCATCTAAGATTTGTGCTTGTCCCATTACTTGCCGTCCGTCCCGCCCTTTCGGGCCAAATAATCTGCGCTTACACTCTTCAAGATAACCCGTCCCAATATAGGAACAGTACGGTCTATAACTGGTTTGATTACTACTCCTTCGCGCCCTTTAAACTTACTCTTGGGATTTTCACATACCTCAGTAAGCCCATCGGTAAGCTCCCTAACTATCTCAGGAGAGTAGGTACCTATATATAGCTCTGGTACATGAGGAATACTATATTGATGACAAAGTTCTCTTACGTTTTGCCACATGATAAACTTACCACCAATGGTGATGTCAAATACAGAAAAAGCTTTTGGCCCATCGTACTGCATATCCTGAATATCTTCTCCGTAAATCTCCCCATAGATAACTATAGGCTTCTGGTATAAGGTAAATAAGTCAGCCAACATCTTTTTGACTGGTGGATACTTCATGGGTGACCAATACAGACACTCATTACCATTAGTATCCTCTTGCTTACGGCGAGTATTATGAGAGCCCGCCATGAAAGTTGGTACCATCTCTCCATTCTCATCTGCATCTAGAGCAATGCCCAATCTACAGTTTGTATTGTGTACTATTATTCCTGACGCTACAAAATTATGGGTATCTTTAATTTGTAGGTCATATCTTTTATAAGACTGAACTAATTTTTTCTTCTTAATAAGTTTCATTTTTGTAACTTCTTTTTGTAAAAGGTCTTTAATATATCCTCTATAAATAGGTTTTAAATTATGTTGTTCAATTACTTCTTTGGTTAAATTTAAATGAACCCGTTGACCTACCTTTTGCTTGTTTTGCAATGTCAGATAACCTAATTTTCTATCTTTAACTATATGTAAAAGAATATAATCAGGCTCGGTTATTATATGCATTTCATATATTGGTTCTAGAACATCAAAATTATATCTTGCAAATATCAATGGTTGTTTTGGATAATGAGGATAATTTGGACTAATAGTAGAACTATCTTTATCTATCATAGTGGTACTTTTAACCTCAGCTTTCAATATTTTATTTGCTATAGATATATATACATCTCCTCCTTTACCATCTTTTTTTCTATGTCCATTAAATGCTAAAGCCACCAAACCTTCTGATATTTTTTCTGGCAAATTTGGTTTACGCTCATTTATATCAAAACATTTTCTATATGCTATATAAGCATTACACATTTCTCGTATTAATATAGGCATTTAAGTATTCTATTGACTAATACTGGACATACAGAATTACCTGCTTGTTTATAAATTTGTCCATTGGCTACTGAATATTTGAATGTGCTTGGAAACCCCTGTAATAGTAAACATTCTTGTGGGGTTAATTTTCGTATCCCAAACCTATCCTTAATTAGAGGTACATTATGTCCACCAGTACCCATATTAGCAGTTAATGTAGGACATAAACCATTTTGATTTCTTCGTACATAAATTCTTCTAAGTTGATAAATGGCATCGTCAATAACATTGTCTTTTAACATATCATAGTACTGCGAATCAGTTTTATAATAATATCTACTTTCTTGTTTTATGTTTCTTTGTAGTATACTAGATATTTTAGAGGTTAATACTATTGGTAGCGGGAATTGAAACGTTGTTGTTTTACCATGAATACCAACAAAAAACATACGCTTTCTACATTGTGGAATATTAGTATGTGTATCTAAATCTACGACATCAGTAAAAACAGAATATCCTACTTGTTCTAAGGCTGATATAATATTAGTATAGTCCTGACCTCCATTAGTATTCTTAATATTGGCAACATTTTCAAAAATGAAATATTTGGGTTGATGATATTTTAAAATTTCAATCAAATAATTAATTAGAATACCTCTACTATCCTTAGACCCCAATTTATTACCAGCTAAGCTAAATGATTGACATGGAAACCCGCCAGTTAATAAATTGTGTGCTGGCAATGCTCTTATATTTACCTTGGTTATGTCACCAAACATTGGTATATCTAGAAAATTTTCTTGGTAAGTTTGACAAGCATATTTATCATATTCTATAGCACCAACACATTTAAAATCCATATCAAGTTCACCACATGCTTGTTTAACACCAAGATGAAATCCACCAATTCCAGCAAACGCATCTAACAATTTAATTTTCATTTTCTATCTCCATCAGTCCACTTAATTTTAGTTACATCATATTCTTTATTTGATTTATGTTGCTTAGCAACTAAGTTACACCAAAAAATCAGCTCATCATTATCTAATACCGATTTAATTCTATTAAGTCTTTTATGAATAATTTGTATATTACCTTCCTTATAGCCCTCACTATTATCTATCCTATCTAATGAAGCCGTTTGTATACTTTTATCTTGATTTCTACAAAAAAATACATCAACACCAGATAAAGCACATTTTTTATTTTGCCTTAACCACAACTCATAAACATCTTTGGCTATTATATCAAACTGTAAACCTCTTTCTTCTGCGTGATATTTTAGTCTACGAAACCATGAACCTGATACATCTTCATATCCCTTAAAGTTTACAATAGAACAATAGCCACAAGATTTTGTTAAACCACGCTTTAGTGATGAGGCATTAATCATTTTAGTTCTACCGCACGCACATTTACAACTCCACCTACGCTTGCCATGAGCATCTGGGCTAACCACATGTTTAACTGTAAGTTTTCCAAACGTTCGATTAGATAGGTCATCATCAGGATTATTAACCAATCTAGCTTTATACCTAGCATCTTTCACATCTTCATATATATCATATTTTTTACAATATTTTATGATAGTTTGCTTGCTATACTTAACCTCTTCAGATAACTTAGCCAAAGACTTAAGATTTGCTATTAATTCTTGAACTAACAACTCTTCTGTTAATACATCTTTACATTTCATGAGAACATCCTTTGTGTAAAATACTGAAAACTCAGTATATTATACACTAGATTCTCCCAAAACGATATGATTTTCTGTTAAATCTCGGGCTTTTATCCAGCCATCGGTAGTCAATACCGGATGGTCTTCGGTACAAACCAATGTCTGCCCATTATCAAACTCAAGTTCAAACCAATCTAATTGGTCGGTTTCATCCTGAACTAACACTCCCTCAACATCTGAGTGTGTAAATAACCCCTTGTCTACATCATATGTTTTAACTTTTTCTCCAACCACAATATCTTTGATGGGTTTTTGTGTACCATCAGACATAGTTACTAAAGAGTCTTCACGAAGACACCCATGAATCTTCTCAGTTATTACTACTTCTTCATCCTCTAACCACACATCAGGATAATTACCCCAATGTTCTATAGAAGTATACTTAGGAAACTGAGGATTGTCTTTCATCACATCACCCTGGGTAGACTTAACGGGTGGTTCCCATTTGGTGATACCTAATGCATCTATTACATCAGCACTATCTATTTTAGTATTACCATTATTCGAAGTATATTCTAAGAACGATTTCATCGTCATTATTGTTCCATATGATACTTCACCTCTCAGCCTAGCTGCTTTTACTCTCCGAGCATTTGTGTTAAATGACTTAGGTAACTCTGCACAATACTTAGTAATGTTCAGGTACTCATGTAATAGTGCAGGAAGAATAGCATCTGGTGGGATGAACACAACTAAGTCTCCGGGACTCAATAGGTCTTTCTGTACTATAACAGACCATCCTTTGACCGTAGCTATTTCTAGCCGGTCTGCATTGGGGTGGGGCTGAATATCCTTAACGGATGTTATTTCAACGATTAGCTTTGACATTGTGTTCCTCGTATTCTGTTATAAGTATTGCATCCAACCTTTTAAATCTTTATCTTCTTTGACCGGTTTGCCCTTTTCGAAGACTATCTTATTATCTAACACTGCTTTGACCTTTGTTCTATCGAAGGTAATGTTTGGTAAGATTCCCTCTAAGGCGTCTACTATTTCATCAGTATCAAAATGTGGCTTATAATCTATGACTAAATCTATATCATGGCGGGCTTCATCGAGGGCATCCATTGATGCTGACCACATTCTTAATAAGTCTGGTAGTGTTATGGTTGCCCATTCCTGTTTCATGTATGAGCGCGCACATTCTCCAAAATTTCTAGCACAGTAAATGATTTTAGAACTGGGCAACAACCATTTAAGAAACTGTATATCTTCTGGTGTATTAAACAGAGATTTACATCCTACATATTTGGTTTTGAAAATGTCTCGATTTAAATTTTCTGCTCGTTGGGGAGATAACAATATTTGACTTATATATACGCCATATGCTTTAGTGTAAGCATCTCTTGCTTCTCCAAGGTTGGCTTGCCAACACGAGTTATTTATTCTAAATTCTGCATCTTGTTTTGTGGCTGCCTCCCTACGACCATTTTGTGATGCAATAGTTACTCTTCCAAGCTTAATTATATTATTGTCTTCTCCGTATATCAAAATTTCTGGGTGTGAGTTAAGCACTCGTTGCATTAATGTACTACCACACCTATATATAGGCCCACATACAAAGACAACCTTTGGTGCATAAGGTATTTGTTCTTCAGTCGTAGTATTGTCGCACATTTCTTACATATTCCTTTAAAAGTGCAGCAATAGATTGACCATTTATCCAAAGTGCGCCAATCAATCTATTAAAACTATTGATATCAGTTAATTTTATACTACTTTTACCTGCCGGAATCCACAGTGTTGCATTACAACCCTGGAGTATACCGATTAGATACTCTTTGACTTTTCGCCCAAGCTTAGTGTTAAGCTCAGGCATATTAAATTGATTATCTAGGTCATCAGGGTCAATAAATCTTACCGGAAAGCGTCGTGTGATTTCCACCACAGCAGTGTCTCCATCAATAACTCGAATCACCTTTACTTTTGTAATAAAACCTTCTGGTGGTACTACCATGGGTTTGTCCTCTGTAGGCGGATAATTCTAATACCAAAGACATACATATCAGTATAACCTATTAATGAATCATTTGGGTCTTCATAATATTTGACATTTCTAGTAGCAAAAGGTATCATACAGTAGGTTAGTTTAAACATACTATACATAGATTTTAACATAATCATTAATCTTTCTCCCATGGAAATACTATCCATTTGTTTGGTTTAAGTGCGGCAAAATAAGCAGGACGGGGTAAAGTCCCCAATTTATAATATAACGAGGCTGTTGTAGCTGGGCCGAAATGATTGTAAAATAGACGTAGGGTGATTCCATCATCTACTACATCATCTACGACAAGGGGATTCTTCCAATCACAGATGCGGTAAGTTCCATGGTGGATGTTCACCCTGCCATGATATCTAGAAATGGTGACGTGACGAACAGGAATTTGTAAGCGGCGTGCAATACGTTTGCCTATTTGTCGTCCACCTCTAGCGATGTAAACAACAACGTCGAACGGGTCTTGTAGGTGAGCCCATTCAACATGTTTGGTGAGTTTACGTATTAACTTGATACATTCTCTACCACCCAAATAACATTCTTCGACTTGACTTACTGTTCCCATGGGGGTTTATCTCCTTCTTTCCACCAGGTATCGTCGCCATCATTTTCTTTTTGTCTCTGTATCGTACAGTCTACTAACCAATGAATAAATTTATCAAAATTAACCACCATAACTACATCTTTAGTTGTTACACCATGAAGTGTTACTGCTTCGGTATGGTCTCCTGTAAGTAATTTAACATCACTTGGTAATTTGGGTAGTTTGGGTAGTGCCATAACATCCTTTCCAATAGAAAAAGCCCGCCGAAGCGAGCTTGTAGTGTTGTAAGAGCCCTATGAAGGAATCGAGCCTTCTTTCATACCTTACCAAGGTATTGTAATAACCATTATACGAATAGGGCCAAATACACGGAATGAATTGGTGAACTCCATTATCAGATGGAATGATAAGGTGAACTCCATGTATGAAAAAAGGAGAGATAGGGCTCGAACCTATGCTGGGCAAACCAGTATGCGCTCTAGAACTAACACTGGATGAAGATACCGACTTCTTCATTATAGCAACTCTCCTAAACAGCAGAGGTAGAAGGAGTTGAGCCTTCTCTTATTGATTCAAAGTCAACCGTGCAACCCTTACACTATACCTCTGTATCCCACCACCGACCCCTTTAATGAACCCTTACAGATTCATTAAAGTCACCGCCACTACATCGAGAACGTCCTTATCCTTAGTCGGGGAAACTAAGGCTCAGGGCTCCCCAGCCCTTCTGGACTAATCCTCGAATAGTATTATTTTAACTTTTACATCACCAGATGCATCTGGATTAGCTTGTGCTCTTATTGAACCAGATGGCATCACGCGTATCCATGCTTCTTCCCCAGCTAGTAGCTTACCAAATTCTACCATAGCCCCAGAAAGTGTTGGGCCATAAGTAACAAAGTTGGTATCATCTAGGTTTTTAAGATACATGAAACCCTGAGTAACAATGTCTCCTACTCCTAGGATTTCTTCAGCAGCATAACCAACTGTAATTACTGGGGCATATGAACCCAGTGTGGTCTGGTCAAATTTATTTGAACCAGTGTCTCCCCATTTTTCAGTCAGTTCGCCGTTAACCAGCTTACCTTTAAGTGTTACATCAAATTCTTCAGTCATTGTTAGGTACTTTATGTAAGGACATAGTATTATTTGTTATGTCCTAACATTAGTATCCTAATTTATCTTACTGCATAAAACGCACATATACTCAAGATATACAGAGCAAAGAAAAGAGTTGCAATTACAATATCTAAGTCTTTGCTATTTATATACATGATTGTTCCTTTAAGCTACCCCTTTAGGATTCGGACCTAAACTAAAAGATTCAGAGTCTTTTGTGCTACCGTTACACTAAAGGGTAATAAAGTTGCGGGCCAAGGAGTCGAACCTAGAATCTTCAGCTTATGAGGCTGACAAGGCGAGCAACTTAATGCTTCCGCGCCTAACCACCCGCAAGTAGCGGAGAAGGGGGTCGAACCCTTTTGGCATCCTTATGAGGGATACTGTGTTAACCGAACACACACCGCTATATCCAAAATGAGATGAATATGTTTAAATTTTAACTATACTGTACTACCTCGGTGGAGGAGGGCAAAAGAATCTCTCCGGTTCCCCTGGAAAAGGGTTGGGAATATCTACCTCCACAGGTACACCCTTCGCTCTTAATGCTTCAACTGAATCATAATATAACACCACCACTGTCTTAGAAGAAATAGCTTTCTCGAAGCTTACCTTTCTCACAGAACTGTTAATGGTATCACCATAACATGTGCCTAATGAAGCTGGTATAGCAGCAGGTACTTTACTACTACGTGACATTGAACCACCACAACATGACGAAGCACTAGGTGTATTACTCATACAACGTGCTTTCATTGTTACATCTGGAAGAACTATCCCACCACTAGTAAATTCTTCTCTTTCATAACCATATGATGGTAAAGTGTTGTTATACTCATTAGTACCAACCCACTTCAGGGGTATAGGATGAATATTTTCCCAAACATCTGGTTGTGGTAGTGGTGGTTGTGGTATGGTATGACGAATGTTTTCATCATAAAATGCAACACCAATCACACCTACATTATTAGGTCTACCGGTTTTAGCTGCGTAAGATTTTTCTTTTCGACCAACAACAAATGTTGCAACCTCTTCCATATTATTGCGCCAACCTTGAATGTTAATAGAACACCAAGGTGCAATCACATAACCGTTACCATCGCTGGTGGCATCAGTACCATCAAGTACATTAACACCATCAACTGAAATTACTGCCAACGTTCGTTTGTTACTATTGTTACGTAGTTTCAAACTAAACCTTTTATTCAGGACAACTGGCAAATATGTCTTGCCCTGAAAGCTTACTTTTCTGACGGGTTTGCCGTCAATCATCATCTCTACTATATTCTTCATAGTATTTACCTTCCGTATCTTCTCATCTCATTTTGGAAAGAGAGCTGACGGAGGGAGTCGAACCCAATTCGACCGCTTTACAAGAGCGGCGCATAACCGTTCTGCCACGTCAGCAGTTGGTGACAAGTATTGTAATGATTTCAAGATACTTTATGTAGTCATTACTGCATTCACCGAGCGGAAGGTGGAGGAGTCGAACCCCCACGCTTCACCGTGCCCTGGCGTTCAAGACCAGTTGCCCACCAACGAGCGGCACCTTCCAAAACTGAGTCCTATAGACCCAGTTAATCCGGTTTACTAGCACCGGAGGGGTAAAAATATGTGACAAGGGATGAGGCGAATATTCCTTGGGCATTACAAGGTTAGCCTTCATAATTGGATATGTAATCGCTACTCGACATTCACATATATATTATATTCTATTATAGATTCTTCAGCAAATCTTTCTTTATGACGACACTTGCGTTTCTGTTGACACCAATCACAGTTGCATCTATATCGTCTATTGTTAGGGCGCTTTTTCTTTATATCTTTGGGAGAACGGTACATCTTTTTCTCCTAGTAGCTTATAGGTGACAAAAATTATAATGAATTCAAATATTGTATGTATGTAATCATTACTGCATTCACCTGAGCGGAAGACATGGGATTCGAACCCACAACCCGTTAAGGTACCTCAGTTCCAATGAGGCCGCTAACCGTTCGCCTATCTTCCTTTTGTATATAGTCTGTTCCAAGCATCTAATTGAAATGACACTGCATTAGAAACATTTGTCATATTAGGCATTCTAAACCAATTCCAATAACCCGTAGGATATTCCTTGGTAGCCATAAACTTACGCTTACGCTTCCAAAAGAATAAGAATGTTTGTTCACAAGTTATAGTTGTTACTTGTTGTTCTATATCACCATACTTTAGCTTTTGTATTCCTCTACTCAACATTTTCATTTGGTAGCTCCAATTATTGTCCTATAGTAAAATAAATATGATGGAATAAGTCTTTGAACTCCTTCAATGGAAGGAATGACACCCTGAACTCCATCGTAAAAGTAGCCACTAAGGGAATCGAACCCCTGTTTGCCGGATGTAAGCCGGCTGCACTTAACCGTTGTACTAAGCGGCTATATGGGGCTGGCAACATATTAGGGGTATATATTGTCTCGAACGATAGATACATGCCGCCAGCCACCATTTGTAGTATACACTAATTTGGCGAATTGTCAAGCGAAAAATCTGGGATTTTCGCAGGACCGGAGTTTTTTTTGTCGCAAATTTCTTGTGCTTTTTCTTGTTTCAAATAGTATGCTATTCCTAATCGTTCTAACTTGCGGTCCCATAAATACCATACTAACCTACCAGGATGAAATGCCTCTTTAATCCCACGCATAATGTCTTTAACTATGTAGCGGTTTTCCATTACGTTATCCTTCAAGTGAAATCTTGTTAACAATATCAACAAAGTGTGAACCATCACGATTCATAAAGTTTCCCATCACATTTTGGGCTGTAGAATTTTACCCAGACTACCTTTGGTTGTCCATTCTCCACGCTTATCATTCTTAGCGTGCATTTGATATTCGTACTCAGCTATAGCTGTTTCTTTGTCGGGACCACAGATGAATTGACATGCGGAACTAGGTTGTCCCACTCTACCATATTCAAAGTATGCATACCATTCCTGAGTTTTAGTAGACTGAACCACTGCGCCATGATAATACTTGTTAGTGTCAATTGTTACCCTGTTTGAAACATCCCATATCACATAACATGGTCTCGTTAAACACACCATCTTGTGTAGAAGGAGGTCCAAAACATTTAAAATCGTCAGACATATGATTATCAGGAAACATTCCCTTCTTGAGTTTAGTACCCTTGAGTCTTCTCCTAGCCATAATTAGTTTCCGAATCATGATGGTCTGGTGCAAATATATCTTGTTTCAATAAGGTTTCAATAGCAGAATATAACTCAACGGGTAACATGAGTTGATTATCTAAACCAATATCCACACATCTACCTAGTGGTTGATAGCTACCATGACAATGCCCAAAAAAATGGACAGAGCCAGCACCGTTCTCGTTCCATACGGCTAGCGGAAAATGATTGAAGACTACCAATGTTCTATGAACCCGCATTTCATAATGCTTATGTACACTCATAAAACAATTATCAAACCCGAGTTGTAACAATCTTCTATCGTGATTACCAATAAGAAGATGTATACTACGACAATTGATTCTTGCTCTAAGCTCTGGTATAAGTTGCTTGTCACCAAAGGCGAAGTCACCAAGATGCCATAGGGTATCATCGGGTTTAACCATCATGTTGATGTTATCTATGATGGTGTCGTTCATTTGTTCCAAGGACTCAAAGTTTCTATATCCGCGCTTCCAGTTAGACATAGAAGGACCACAAATATTGGTGTGGTTAAAATGTGTATCCGCAGTTAACCAAGTTGCCATCTAACACTCTCCTTCTATGATAAAACACAGGCTAATACACACAAACATATAATTATACCAATGGTTATTCCCGACATCCACTCCCATATAGGACTATGATTATCTAGTTCTTCTTGTGACCATAGAGTCATACTCATTTTTCTATTCCTAACTTATCTAATTCACCCTCTATCATTGCCAATGCACCACCTTCGACACAACGTTCCAGCATAGCATAATACTTACGTAGAGTTGATAGTTTATCCGACATACCACCATGTATTTCTACAGCTTTTCTACACCTTGTGACTACCTTATCAACCTCAGATTGAGAACAATTATTTTGATTTCCAAAACTCATTCTATAACCTATTCTTATAATCTTCTATATGCAAATCAGGAAATCTCGCCCGAATTCGTGGTAACACACAGGATTCAAAACGCCCATGCATATTAACTATAGTTGCATAAGGTACATTATGAGTCGTTTTTTCTGTACATGTTGCAGTAGAACCTGCCCAATCTGTTTGAGGAACAGCAAGCTCTACCCAGTATTCAAAGTAATTTGCTATCTGTAGATAGGGATGCATTTCCTGCACAGTAAGGTTGGTGTTGTCAACAATAACATTGTAACCAAGATTACATACTATTGACACTCTACGCTGGTTCCATTTGTGGGCGGCCCCTATTAAACTAGCATCCCATTTATAAATATCACCAACCATAAAGTAATCGTCAGTTGATAAGATTATCGGTCTCTTACCATCATCATAACAGTGTTTATGGTGCAAATAATCATAAATTTGTCTTGCTAAAAATGACTTACCAGAACCCGGCAGGCCACGCATAATTATCATCTTGCTCATTTTTTCTCCCATGAAATATGTAGGCAGTGTACAGTAAAAAAGGTTTGTTCCAACTCAATGTCAAAACCTTTCGTTTTAAAGTGGAGTAATATATACTCCATGTCAGAGTTTTTAGAAATGTATACAGCAACCTCATCTTTTCTATCTTTTGCGGCAGCTTTTATCTTAGAAACAATGTTTCTTACATCTTCATTTGTACATGTTACCACCCATTTAGAGCGTGCATTAGCTGTAACTTCTCTAATAACATCTAAAGTAAACGGTTTTTTTTGAACCACATTTTAACCCTCCGGTTTGAGTAACTTCCATATCATCTTGGCATAGTCATGCTCATCCATCATAGCAAACACAATATGTCTATAACGATAGTCTTTAATAAGATTGGCTACATACTTACGAGTCCAACTTGGGTCTATAGTAACCTCATTGAGTTTATTCCACACTTCGGTCTCGATAACACGATATTTCTTTCTAAGTCCACTCTGAACACTAAGTATCCATTCAAAGTATTCATCGGGTACATTCTTAGGGTCTATTTCATAACTGTCACGCTCCCACTCCCAGAGTTTCTTTTCAGTTATGCTAGTCATAATATAATGAAGCCGCTTGTATTCCTCATACTTGAACTTCAATCGGAAACCGTCCTCAAAGATAAGAACATAACCCTCGGCGTTGTCTCTATCGGGAGCCGCCTCTAATTCCTCAATAGTATTAATGTGATACAGCTTAGCAAACTTCATATATTTATTCATCAAAGACCACTCATCCCAATCATCTAAACCAGTATCATTATTCAGAACAGCTAAAAGAATTAATGCACGCTCATTTTTATAATTTACCACAATTCTATTTTCTGGGTAAATTATTTCAACCATATAGGTACAATCTATTGCAAAGGTTAACCAGTTATATTTTTCTTGCAATATTTTATTGGCTTCAATAGCCTGGTCTGATTCAAATGAACCCCTAGTGGCAATTTCCCACTTAGTTAGCAAAGGATTGTAGAAAAGTATCCCCAACGAACCATCTATCTTTTCCATGGTGATGAAGCGTTCATTAAAAATGTCTTTGAACTTACGACCATACAGGTGATGAACCTTATTTCTTATGGAAGTTAGTTGGTCAATAGTGAAGAACTTCTTAAGTGGTCTTGCTATGATGTTCCACTCGGCATCAACTATGAGCCCACGACACACAATAGTAGCTTCGTTCCACTCAAAATCAAACTGGGTTTGTGGAGTGTAGTTTAATATCCACAAGTCACAGGTTGGATGCTTGCGGCGAGAAACATAACCTTTCTCAATCATCTTTTTAATTAATGGAATGTTCATTGTATTTCCTAAATGCCTTGCGGTGGTGTTACTACCTTCTTAGTATCAAGCTTAGGGTTTGCAACCATTATTCTTTGTGCTACAATAGTTGTAAATGTCTTACCTTCGCTCCACTGTTGTCCAATAGCAACAACGCTATGGTTATTGAATTCAACGTTGACTACAGCCAGTGTTATCTCAGGTTTAAGATTAAATCTAAAATCATTATCTCTAAGATAGGTTAACGCCTCATGTTGATTGACAAACAAATGATAACCCGAGGTGTATGATTTACCATCCTCGCCAACGATAGGAACATTAGTTGACTGTAGCCACTTGTTAAATTCTTCTGCATATTCTATGCCATAGTTAGTCAGACTACTATTATTATCTATGTTGTGACAAAATATTGGGTGCCACATATTAGGTAGCTCTCTTCTAAGAATAACGACTTTCCAAGCAGTAGTTTGTACTGAGCTTAAACACATTTTATGTCTCCTTCTTATTCAAAACTGTAAGGTTCACGGTATTATAGCACAAATTTCGCCGTTGTCAATAGAAAAAGACGGCCAAATTTTGAAAATCTGGCCGCCTTTCGCATTGTAAAATGTCAAGAAGTTTATGTACCTTGATAGGTAGCTGGTTCCTGACTTGGAAGCGTACCCTGTGGGATATCGCTCTTGTTGACTTCTCCACCCTTACGCTGGGTAAGAGTATACAACTGGTTGAGCAAGCTCGCCAACATGGTGGCCTCGTATTTGGTGATATTGTCAGTTTGATGGCGACTGTCTAAGCGAGTAGCTTCAACAAAAAACCTATCCAGACCCGTAACAAACGAACGAGCCATGTCATTTGGACAAGTGGTTGGTGTTACTTGTGGAATATCGACATCTGCGCCGCTTAAATCCCACACAACCTCGCGCAACATACCTACAGGCATCAACACATTATCTGTAGTTAATGCGTTAATGTTGAAGTCTTCTTCTAGACTTCTGGTAGTGTCTGCCGCCTGTGCTTCTAATTCCTCTTGAGTATACTCATCAGGATTATAGGCAATGTTTTCTAGTGTATCGCGTAGTTTTTCTAACTCGACGCACATGTAAGTGTTGAGAGCATCGTTCCAACCAGATTGAGCTAAGAACTCGCTACGGAGTGTCAATTGCTTGCGGAATTTGATGACCTCTGCTAACAAAAAGTGTACCCCAATATTAGGGAACAATGTATTAGCACCTTGAAAAGTGTTGTTAGGCATCTTTTTTATCTCCTAAAATTATAGTTTAATACCCATTCTACGTAAAAATTCTTTGTCAACCCATGACTGAATTGCTCCAGCAGTAGCTTCTGCCCCCAGCACATCCATTTGACCGTTACGAAGATTTTCTATAGCATCTTTATACAATACACCAAGCAAGGCTTCATTGTACAATGTACTCTTGGCTTTAACATCTTCGATAGTCAGCTTTTTCAAAAACTCTTTGCGAACCCAATTGTCAATAGCGTCTGCTGTACGCGCTTGACCCTGTAATTTAGTATGTCCATCACAATACAGTGTACCCTTGCGCAGTTGCACCACCGCCTCTCTATATAGTGTAGCAAAAACCGCCCATTGTCTTACACTTTCTCCATCTTTTTCTTTAAGCGCAAATAATTGTTGCATATATTCCTCACCCTGTGGTGTCACTGGTAATATTGGAGCTTCTTCTGTTTCCACAGGGACAGTTCGTTGTTCCATCAAACCACTGTTATCTATGATGGTTGTAACACTGCTAGGAATCTTTTCAGTTAGTCTTTGCTCAAATATGTTAACGACTTCTGTTTTAAGCTCGTCTACCATCTTCTTTATGTCTTCAGTAGTTACAGAAGGAACTACAGGTACAGGTGAAGCAGGAAGAATTACAGGTACGGGTTTGGGCTCGGGCTCAACCGGAGTCGATACCGTTAATAAATCCTTTACCCTATCTAGTTCTTTATCAACCTTGCTAGACAGTTCTGTGGTAATATCTTTCATAGCATCTTTCAATGTGCTACCAGTTTGTAGTCCACCTAATAGCTTACTTACTTTGTCTCCCAGTCGCGTTTCTATATCATTAAGCTCTTTTCGCAATTGATTGGCAAAGTCCTCACCGATAATAGGCGTTAGCTTTTCTTGTATAACATCTTCAACCTTATCCATCTGGTCTTTGACTTTAGTACGACCTCCACCCTTCCACCACTTCCAAACGAACAACAAAATTACTGGTAATATAGCGCTACCAATACCAACGCCTGTTGCTGTAGTAAAACCAATAGTACTGTTCTCTTGTTCTACAATGACATTATCTTTTTCTTCTATTACATTATCTTTTTCTGCTAAATTATTTTCCAATAAGTTAGCTTTATTTGTAAGCTCTGTAATAGATGATTGATAAGTTTGTATCTGTTTAACTAAATCATCGAGCGTTGTTTGTTTAGTAGCAGCCTGCTTACTTAGTTCTTCCAACTGTTCTTTATGTGACTGTTGTGCAGCTATACTACCGGCTTTAATTGTCTTAATCTCACCATGTAAACCATCAATGATACTTATAGTTTCAAGTAATTCCTTACGAAGCTGTGTTTCTGCTACTTGTAACTTTGCTATTTCGGTATTTAGTATTTCAACTTCTACATCCTTGTTGAGTAATTGCTTTTTTAATTGCTCCAATTCTTCCTTGGTTTTGTCATCATCGCCTGACCACTCTGGTAATGTTCCATAAGGGTTGTTATTATCTGGTGCGGGTTGATTCGGTGGTACCGGCGTTGGTGGCACTGGAACCGGAGGTACTGGTTGTCTTGGTCTTGGTAAAATGCGTGGTATAATTGGATTAGGATTAGGTCTAAAGTAATCCCCACCACCATAGTTAGGAGGACAGGTTCCGCCAGGACACTGTACATTCCATTGAACTACACGAATACCCTTTGGAACAACAGCTTCATAACTACCATCAACAAAAAATGTCATACGATAATACTTACTGTCATTACCTAATGCAAACCCGCCACCCGGAGCTGTACAAGCACCTTGTGCTACTTCCACATAATGGTCTGGAACCCTAGCAAGTTTTAATACTGCACCCTTTTGTAGTTTATAAAATGTATCTATTAGAACTGCTGCGCCCTTAGCTTTCTCATATCCAGTAGCATCAGTCTGAACTGTTATAGGACCGATGCGCCAGGTAACAATACCCATCATCCTAGTTTGATATTCATCATCAATCTTGACTACTACATGAAGACCGCTTCCACTTTGACCACCAACAGGAGGTGGATGAAAAATTACTCTATTACCCTCATTTTTTACAACTATACCTTCCCAACCATTTGCCCACGCACCTCTACCACAACCGGCAGAGGCTACATATGCGCCAGTCTTATTGACATAATTAGGTTGTACTAATGGAATAACACGAGGTGGGTATTTACCAAAATACCGTGCATCTACTGCCATAATTGCAAAATCAACCGGAGTCCGTTCATCATGTCTTTTCCATACAATTGTAGCAGGAAGCATCTTAGTCTTGTGTCCTAGTTTAAAAAATTCAACATACCCTGTGCTGTTATTGCCAACCACATGTGCATTAGTAAAGACATAATACTTACCATCTTTATGTAAATAGCATGTACCGCTACCCTTAGCGCCACGTACAGACACTCTACAAGTAGCTTCTAAGATTTGCGTAACGGTCAGTGGTTTGGCGTGAGCTATAGAGGTGCTAAACAAACCTATTGTTAAACATAGGAAGATTGTTTTGAACATAATTTACTCCGCTTAAAAGTATCCGATTATTAACTTCTATAGTATAATACCCCAAATGTCAGCTTTTTAGAACTAAATATGACCACTTTTAGAAAGCTGAATCCAGCAATAAGTCTACCATATCTTTGATTTCATGATATACCTTGTGTTGTGGGACCATTGAGTATCGTTTAGTAGCCTTTTCTTTTATCCAATCTCTCAAATCGTTACCAAATTCTGTAGCCCTAGCATGAAAATCGCACACCATTTCTGCCAAATAAAGCCTATCCATAGTACGAATACCACCTATCCATGCATCTGGGTGATGTTTGTTTATAGTTTGGTGCTGTAATAGAGCAGCTTTGAAGAGTTCTGGAGTATGTTTTTTAGAATCATCTGTAAGATATTCCCATTCTACTCCATAGAATTTGGAATGGTCATGAACTAATCCATTAGCTATTAACCTATGTCCAAGGTCTATTTCTCCCGCTTCTATAAGTCTACCTCCTAAAAGGTTGCAAGACTTAAATACATTTTCGATGTGGCGTATCAATGCGTCTCTGCGCTTTTGACACTTTTTAATTTCTAAACTAGCCATTTAATATACCTAGAAACCTCAATGGATTTCTATCTTCTCGATAAGATTTTCTAATATCGGGTAAAATTTGATTTGGTTGAAACAAAAACAAATAGTGTACCAAATCTATTACTAATATCAATAGTAGCAAATAACCTATTATAAAATAAATAATATCATACCACATCTCTGTTTACTCCTATCTATATAAGTCTACCAGTACCATTAATATACTTATCACAAATGTACCACCAAAAAATAACGTTGATGGCAACATGTCTATAAATGACAGGGTACCACGAGACCTATTCTTATCTGCATGTTTCATAAATTTTGTAGCAGACATATACATAGATGAATCTTTATGTTTATGATAGATTGCCATTATTTGTTTACCTTTAATAAATCTTTCCAAGGAATGAGTAGGGATGGAGAGAGTCGAACTCTCACTATCTAGTATTTGAAACTAGTGCCTCTGCCAATTGGGCTACATCCCTCCTTAGTTCTACTATACCATCAATTTGTGATTTGTCAACAAGGATTTATATACATTGGAATAAATAACAGACGTTTCAGGTCATCCAGCGAACTCCCAATGGCTATACCGATAGCAAAGGCAGTCATAATTAGGATGAGAGTTAAAATAGAAAAGGTTGTGCCTGTGTTATGTATATTAACTGTACACGGTGGGTAACTATGTATGATATCTAACACTTTAGTTTGTAACAGTTTATATCCCATGCTTGTTGGTGGACGCTTTTCTGGGAATATATTTTTGACTTTGTCGTATAAATTCATAAGACTGTACCTCCGTATGATTGACCCTTAAAGATTTAACAGGCCATAGATACCTTTGTCCGCCCATTTCAACTTCAATCTTTTTACCTGCTACAATCTGTCCCATGTGGATAAACATTATGGTATCTATTCTGCCAGAAGTAGACCCTAGTATGGTAATTTTACTACCATTGAGCAGGAGAAAATCCTGTTCACCTATTTGGAAAAACTTTATACCATTAATTTCTAAAGGGCTACTTAACATAATGGCCACTGACAGTAATATACCATACACCATCAGGCTATCCTACCTAAACCCAGCGGCATTGTCCAATTTTCATAATCTAAGTAGTGTTCTATTACATGAAAACCCATTGGTTCACCTATGCGTACAGTCTGATAAATATGGTCGGGACGCCGCCACCCTGGGTCTATGCCTAAAGCCTTAGCCCATGCCTTGCGCACTACACTAACACAATTTTCTCCAAGTGTTTGTCTGCGCCAGAACATAAATACGGAGGCTAACTTGCGGTATGGTTTACCGACTAGATTGTAAGCTACTATGGAGGCATCATAAGCTATACCACTATCAAAATATCGTATGACCTTATACTCTGGATATCTTAATCTAAACTTTTTTATTTCTACAGCAATGACTTTATTGGGACCAGCTTGGGCTTCAATTATGTAGTCGCCGGCACTAATAGATGCATGGTTCCAGTAACCTGGTGTGTCGTTACCGACTTCGTCAGTGTTACGGGTTATGATTATGTCACCTGATTGGTTCATTAAGATATTCCTGTACTAAAGTTAGCGCTCTTTGTTTATCATCTAAACGAGATATATAATTTGCATGAAATAGTACCATATTATTTGGTATAAAATCAACAATATTGTCTAGAGGTTTATATTTTTTATGTATAAATTCTATATTCCAAAATTGTTCTTTAGGAAGTAAGAACCCGTTTATAGTATGCCATAATGCTTGTAACGCTGCTTGGTCATGTAATGTTTGATTTTTAGTTGGGGTAAGCCTTATAGCTTTGTCAAACATTTGTACAAGTTTGGTTGTACATTTCAACATCATAAAACCAGAACACATTTTTTCACAATCCCTTGATGCTACTACGTCATACTCATAATAGGGTTCTAGATATGGTTTTAAATAATTAACACAAAATAATATATCACTATCAATCCACAATATATTAGTACTCAGATTTTTACAAACATAATGTCTAATCATTTCCAATTTAAACTTAGCTATCTTCCAAAAGTCTCCTTCGGCATGATTACCACCAAAATATTTATCATAATATATTGTTGTTAATTGAATGTCTTGCGGAATAGAAGGTATCAAAAATTTGTGTAGCATTGAAGCATGACTAGTAGTATATAATGTATATGCTTTCATTTTATATCAACGTTGTTATGCCATATTGTATGAAGTGGTGGATAAATCCAAATCTTTTCTCCCAATAAACGAATTTGATTATGTAATCCTTTGTGTTCACACCACCCATCTTGTGGATAATATCCATCTAAACATTGTGATAATATATCCATTTTGTATAATGCAACACCGCCAAATGCAGACCATACTTCAATAGGTTTATCATATTGAGTAAGAGAATTTAAACATGGATGCACTTTGAGAGCATGAGTCATAGCAGTCTTAGGCCAATTGGCAGTAAGTAGTTTGGTTTGATGGGATAATTGTAGAGCTAACCAATCGTAATAATATTGTTGACTCAAATCCTTACCGTTGGCAGTTAAAACAGCCCAGTTTAAATCAATGGGTTGAAAGAGAGAATCTAAACAAAAATATTTTAAGTCTAAATCTATAACTAATACGTAATCAAAATCTAGTTGATGTTGTATAATATATTGAAAGGTTTGGTTTCTAGCATCAGCAATACGTTACAATCTATTATTACTAATACCTGTATTATTATAAGTGGTAAACAATGTTTCTGAAACAATAGTAATATGTGGTAACTTTTGTATTGTTTGTAATACCCTTTTAGTGTAATCTATAGAATCATTTTCATAGATAAACAAATGATATGTTGTTGTGTATTTTTCTAATACTTTTAAGAGTTTAAGAATCTTGGTTTTTAAATATAATAGATTTGGTGCCGCGTTTCTTAATATACTAATAGCTAAAACGTTCATAATTGTGTTATGATAGCATTTGATGTTATGTTATCAGTAGCTATAAAAGTTTGATTTTTATTATCTATAAGATGTGTAGCACAACCCAAGATGGTTGCCCACCAACTAAATGTACTTCTATATGATACTATAGTTGTAGATTCTGCTAATCTATACCAAGCATCAATCCACGAAGAAGTATGATATATAGGTAAATCATAACAATTGCGAATGGTTTTTATAATAAAATGATTGGGGTCATCAGTAATAATTTCGGTTGGTATAGAAAGGTTTAATAAACGTATAGCTTGCTTAAAAAAACGAATTTTTTCTATAATATAATAATTATATCGTTTACGTACATAATATTGATGAGTATCGGTTAATCTAATATGTATGACATTTCTAAGTGTAGGTATTAATTTCTTTTTAGTAGTTAACCATGTTTTCATTATAGGTCTGTTCGGTAATAAATTTTTATCGGCATCATAACCCATATAAACAATTGGTTGCGTTGGAGGGTGATTAAACGGTGGAAACTCCCAGTCTTTATCTATTATTAAGGGTTCGCCGGTTAATATTCTACCACTTGGCCATTGTATATGATTAAAAATATATGGTAGGGTAAACTCTTTGGCGTGAATAACATTACCATTTTTGTGTTGAGGATGTTGTCCGCCATGTACTAACTTTAAATTGTGTTTTGTAGCATAGTGTCTTACTAACATATATTGCCAAATTTGATTACCTAAACCATTTTTAGTATATAATGTTATCACAATAGTTGTTGTCCTCTATGCATAATTAAAGTACGCTCTCTTGCATGTTCTGGTCTTAAACATATAGCATGAGCATCTTCTCTATCTACCTCGTTGTCTATTATTGGTTTATGAACCCGGTTATTTTTTTTAACTATTGATTGAACTAAATAGCTAAAATAGATGTCTTCATGATAATTTTGTTTTATGTCTTGTGTAATATTTTCGGTTAACATATGTTGCAACATATAGTATACATAGTTCTTATGGGACATAGATGCTCTACATCCAACTATGTCCACTTCGGCTTCTTTACACTCTACAAAAATAGCATATGTATTATCTGGTTTGGGAACCCTACCCCAAAAACCATGAAGAATAGTATCATCTTCTAACCAATGGTTGTAAAGAAGCTGAATATTTTCCATTGGTATAAAAGCATCATCATCAACAAATAATAAACAATCGGTTGTAGAATGTAAGGCCGCCAGCCATCTAGATGGCATACCAATATCCACAGGAGGATTAATAACAATAGCTTTTGAATGTTGAATATTTATCTTAACAGAGCTATTATTCCAAATGATAACCTCTTTAACAATAGGAAATTGTAAATATTTACCGGCTCTATATTTAAGTTTTAGATGCCGTTTCCAGTTTAACATAACTAAACTTAACATATGAATATTCTCTCGACTATTTTGTTTTTAAATCAACTAGTGGGCAATACTGGACTCGAACCAGTGGTCCCTAGTGTGTTGGACTAGTGCTTTAACCATCTAAGCTAATCGCCCTTGCCTGTGGGGTATAATCAGACCTATCTGAGTACCCCTTTAGGGAACGGTTATCATTTCGACTCGGCTTCCCAAGGCAGCATTGCCCCACCTAGTGATAGTTTACAGACTTCACCAACGGTCTTTACTCACGAGGCTCATAATCAGTGCGCCATAAGAGATTTGAACTCTTACAAACTGCTTGGAAGGCAGTTATGCTACCATTAACATCAATGACGCATTATTTTCTACCCTTATGATGAACCCACATAGGCCCAACATGAATAGAAAATGTAAACAGTGGTATTCTAGTAGCAAAATAATCATTCGCAAAAATAGCATCATCTAAACCAGCGTGGTCAGAGTATGCTGGATATCTAGTACAAAAAGAACTGTGCCACATTTGAAAGTAGCCTACGAACCAATCCACATGTGTGAAGTCCTCTATAGAGTATGTACACTTATTGGCAAAAAAATCCGCCAATTCTTTGTCATTATTGAGCAAAAGTCTCCCCCGTACACTGTACAGGGCAAACTTATTGAGGGGTGTGGCTAATTCAATCGCCTCTTTAAAGCCAATTGGCAACAGAATAGTGTCCGCATCAAGCTGAACTAACCAACCGTCTTTGTCACAGGCGTCTAAACCATCATTAATAGCGCGGCCCTTAGCAAAGTCCGCGCCATCTTCGTGTAGTTTAGTTGTTGTAACACACTCTAGGTTATTCTTTTCACACAGCCGCCGAGTTGTAGTGTCATTGGGGTCTGTAACGATTATCCAACGGTCAAAACACTGGCGATTTCTTTCCATACCAAGCGTAAGATAGTCTGAGTAGTTTTCACAAACTGTTACAGCTTCTATCTTAGTGTTCATAGTAAACACTTACCTATATAGTTGCCCACCAACATACCAACGGCAAATACGCTGGCCACGATGACCACCAGACTACCTAAGATACCCGGACCCCCTTTGAATAAAACATCATCTGGTTCTGGGAATACAAATGCCATTACTAAGCCTCAAAATATAGTTGTTCCTACTATCGCCCAAAGTACTGGCATTTTAGTAACCCTTATGAAAAATTAACAGATTGACTATAATATTTGTTATCAAGCTGATGTATGGGATGTCTCTAAAATGATTAAGAAACACCATCAACAAACCAAATGAAGACCAAGCTGTGACGATGCCCCCATAAATAATAAACCCTTCGTTCGTTTGCCTATAGAGTGTCCATAACCCAGCAATGAAATATAGCATTAAAAACAGTGTAGTGTATACTTCCATATTTTCTCCTGCTAAATTACTAAGTAGCCCGTGGGGGAATCGAACCCAAGCCTAGCAGAGTTTCGTAGACTCCGTACCCAATCCATAGGACAGGCCAAAAGAGGCGCTAGAAAGAATTGAACTTTCACGTTCTGTGTTGCAGACAGAAATCCTCATACCAAAGGATAGCGCCAGTACGGGTTTTTGTGGACACTGGTTGCAAAACCCGCGAAACCAGCAATGATATACGTCTTACTCAAGTACAGGGAGTCGAACCCCACGTATTGTCCATCATTTAGGTAGCGTCCTACCTTAGTGGCCCCATAGGGATTCGAACCCTAACCCCACGGTTTAAAAGACCGGAATGCTTCCATTGACACCATAGAGCCATCTATCTGTTCTTTATCTTTGTACCGATGTATCTTCCAAAAAGTACTATACATGCTGGTAGCCATAATACAGAAATAAATATTGCTACTTCTATTTCTACATTATCGTCCTCTGCAAATACACTAAATATACCAAAAAATATTATACCTAGTATTACGTAACTCAAAACTACTATTACATATATTTGGAGTAATGGGTCCATTAGTTTGACTACCTTATTCTTAGGTCTAAATGGGGAATTTGATATGTAGGAGGACCATAGTACGGCATTCCATAAGGTCTAATCTCTAAATGGAAATTGGGAATTTGATATATTCTGGGAGCATAATAGGGCATTCTATGATGCCTATAAGGAGGAGCTATATAAATATTACCTCTGCCCTCATTGTATGCTCTATTTCTATCACGAATATCTTGATTAAGATTATAATGATAGTGTATACCATATCTGTGAGCCGTAGCGGTGGAGACTAGGTACACAAAAATCACCAAAGCTAATACGATTCTTTTCATGGTTTTAATCTCTATTTGTTATTATTTGGATACATCACTGATGTTATTGTACACACAAGACCAGTTACAAATGACAATATTGTAGTAAAAACGATACTTGTTGTTAAACTTTGTGACCAAGTTACTATTGTGGTTTCAATTATACTGTGTGTTTTTAAAGTATATACACCTCTAATCACAGTACCTTGAAACATTTCAGGTGAACCATACGCATAGGTATATTGTCCCACCATGGGTAGTATACACACAAGTAATAGTAATACCATACCTACACTGAATAAACATATCCTACAAAAAGCACACATTAATTATAAGCTCCTTTGTACATATTCCCAAGTTGTATAGGTGGGAGTCGAACCCACATTGTGTAGGGGCTTGCGATTTCTCGCTACCTTTATTACCGTTGCCATTACTTACTACACAACACATCTCGTCTCGTCAGTGGGTCCACTCAGAATCGAACTGAAATCTACTGGTTAAGAGCCAGCTATTCTAAACCGTTGAACTATAGACCCGTAGGTTAGTTTATTTTAAACACTGGAAAACCCGCCTGTTTAAAACCAGCAGTAATTTGGCATTAAAAGTGCCTAGTCTATATATTACCTAGTTTTGCAAAACATATGTCAGCAGACCCAACAGAGGTAACCCCGTGTACTTAGGGGACATAATGACGCTTGACATAGTGGTGCGCCAGGGAGTCGGACCCTGTCATTTTGCTCATCAGGCAAAATTGCACTAAACCGGCGCACACGCACCTATTACTTCCCTCTACTTAGTGTAGCTAAAAGTATCTTCAGAGAAGCTTCGTCAGAAAAACCCTCGTCTATTAAAGAGTCGTACACCTGACTAACAGCAGCGCTATACATATCAGTTAGACGTTTACCATAGGTTTTACCTAAAGATACAGTTGCATCCAACACCTTATCTATTTCTGCTTTGTTTTTTTCGTCTGTAAAAGCAGCTACTAATTGCATAATGTCATTCATGTTTATTCCTTTTTAGAGGTTCTATATAAGGCTTAATTAGTGGTACGGGTGTATCACCAAGCCTCCAATCAATTTTATTATTGCGACTGTATATCCACCCTTTGATGAGATATGGAACACCGGGTTTCAATATCCAATAATCATATACTGAACCGGTTAACATTATTTAGGTAACACCAAACTAGGCTTCGTTATTACAACACCCGAACCAAACTTTTCATTCCACATGTTAGCAATGTCATCTGCTGGGGCTAAATTATACTCAATTTCCATTTTGGAAATAATTATCACCTTTTCAGAGGTGTATGGAAGATATGGTACAATAGCAGTTTGTCCACCCTGACCCATCATCAATCGAACAGGTGTCTCTACTTTATAAAAACCCTCACAGTCTTCAATTATCTTACAAATAACATCAGCACCACCCTTTAGTCTTAGGTATCTAATTCCTAACATAATTGTCCTTCCATTTCCTCGATTAGTTTAACTAACACATCACCATGACAAGCCTTGGGTTTACAGAAACAACCTAACCTTTTACCTTCAAGCTCATGTAGAGCAGCAAGAAGGTGGGGCTGTTTACGAATCCACTTTTCATAAAACTTTATAACCCTTGCTCTATTACCGTTTGTTCCCACTACAAATGGGTTACCCCACTTGCTACCTCTACCAATGTAAACATCGTAGGGTTCAACATATTTATTAACTACTCTTGTCATCCTTTGGTCCTTTCTAAAGTGCGCCTAGCCAGAATCGAACTGACACTTAAACCTTGGCAAGGTTTCGTGCGACCACTACACTATAAACGCGAACATTTAAGGTCTCCTTAGTTCAATTATGTCCCAGGTTCC